GTGTACTTTTCTTCATAAACAAAGTAGAACTTATGATCTTCAAGTTTTAATGATTCTGGATTTATTTCTATCTTTGTAACTCTATAATCTTTAATTGAGGGTAAGTCATTAAATAATCTTCCTATTTTCATCATAATTTAACATTTTTTATTAATTTATTTGAAGTTCTATCATAAAATAAATCCTTATCAGTAAGTAGACCCTTTTCATATAATAGATTAAGAAACTCATTTAATTCTTTTTCTGTTTTAAATGTATATTCTTTTCTTCTTATATTATTCCCATACATATCGATTTTATAGTAAATTATAATATATGGAAGTCTATATACTTTATAAGATCCATCAGAATACATATCTTCTCCTATTATTCCATCCTTAACACCACAATAAAATACTGAATTTGGAAGTCTTATAGATTGTCCCGGTTCAATATTTTCATATTTTCTAGATTCTTGTGAGTAAATCATATCTCTCATATAATTCTTTTGACGACATTTGATAAACCCAAGGAACTTTTTTGTATATTCTGGATAAAATCGATATCTTTCTTCTAAAACAATTGATTTTTCAATTGATACTGAGATAATCAATTCTTTTGTAAAAATTAATTTTTCTAATGTTATCATAATAGTAAAAGTAGTTTTTCTGGTCGATCCCAATAAGCTTCTATTGCTGATTTCAAATATTCATATGCATTAGTCTTTGGGATGTCAGGATTGTAATGTAAAATGAAATCTCGAATTTTCATTCTATACATTCTAAATTTCTTCAACATAAAATCATTATCTCCACCTGGACACTCTGGATTTTGATAAGCTTGTTCCTTGTAAGACTGAATAATATTATACAATCTATCTCCAAGTTCAATACTATAACCAGCAGAATATGGTCCTTGGTTATGATTTTCTTCAATTAATTTTCCAGATTCCCAAGCTTCTTTTTTATACTCTACTTCTTTTCTAACGTTTCTAAGATATCTTTGATGACGTCTTTCTTTTTTTCTTTTACTACTAGTCATACTGTTCTTTTATATATGAATAATTTATCTTTATTACCATCTATTACAAACTTCCAATCTTTCCGAAATATTACTTTAAGGAAATCAATATAATCAGAAAAACCGATCCCAAGTTGAGGTTTCATCCCATTTAAGAATATTTTATCAACTGAAGATATTCTTATAGTTCCAAAATAACCTTGTAAATTTTCACGAGGATCTCTTAATACAGGATTAACGGAAGCAACAATATTACTAATTTTATAGTCAGTTACTATAACTTCAATGCATTTCCGTGTAGTTTTAACATACTCCTTATATTCTTTTGACCCTAAAGTTCTCTTAAGATCATAGGCTGCATATAAAACATCATAATTAATGCTTCTACACAACTCTTCTCCATACTGATAAAAAATATCTATAAAACTAGAATAAGGTGAATCATCAATAATATCTAAGATCTCAGATTTTCTAGGATAACCAATAAAAGCTTCGAATTTAGTTTGAATACACCAACCCTCATTATTTAAAATCGAGAGTAAAGTTTTAAGTTGTTCAATATTAGTACTTTCACTCATCGAAAACTTGTTCTTCTGAAATTGGTAATACTGGAAGTTGCTGAATTTCTTCGGGAGTCATAAGGATCTCTGCTACCTTCATAATAACCTCCTCACACTCTTCCGATTTTACTTTTGGAGGAATTGTTCTTACTATCCTCCCAAATAATTCCTTAATATCTTTATATTTTTCAGTATTAGGAAGACTTAGGGATAAAGTTCTAGTATCTTGTCTAAGTCCTCGTACTGTGTGAATATATTGACATCTAGGACGATTATCAATTCTTCTATAATAAATTATGTTTCTAGCTCTGGCTAAAATACAATTTATTCTAAAGTCCATTTCTTGTTCATTCATAATTCTTATATTTTTTAATTACATTATTAAGGGATTCAAATCTTTTTGGATCACTATTTATAAATCTTCTATAGAATATTTCTTTTTCTACAACATAACCTAATTCAAAATAATTCATTAAAGAATAACCCGTAACAATACCAGTACCAATATCACTGAAACGAATAGAAAAAACATCTCTTAATCTATTATTTCCATCAAAAAACCAAAACTCATTCTGTTGATTTACTCCAATAAAATTACCTAAGAGATCAAAATACTTAGATTTATATAATCCTTCCATTGCTTTAGAAGATAAAATTTCTAATTTCTGATCTGTCTCCCATAAATACTCTTTAATTTCAAGAGACCTAAGTTCTCCGAGAGTTGGAAAAAGAATATTAGTATAATTATTCCAATCAGCCCAAGGAATTAAAATTTCTAGGTCTTTTCCATACAAAGGTGGTTTTTCTGGATTTACTTTCAAACATTTATTATATAACTCTAATCCTTTTATTACATCTGAAGTATAGATTGAAATATAACTAATCATGACTACTTACTGCTATATATCTATCACTATCTAAATCTAATACTAAACATATTTTACCACCTGACATATAAAATAAATCACCTTCCCAAAACTCGCTTCTATTAACTCCAACTTCTTTCCATGCTTTTCTAAAATATATTTTTAAGTAATTTTTAGTATAAAAGTTAGTTACTACAGATGATTCAATTATATTAACAATTTCCATAAATTTTTTAGAAACTGAACCTCCAGAAATGAATCCAAAAGGCATAACTGATTCTTCTAAGTCTTTCTTTAATGATAATATCTTTGAAACATTAAGATATCCCTCATTAATTGGATGTGCTGGTTCTTTTACTTCTCCCAAACTAAAGAAATAATCATATAGCTCAGGAAATTCAGGATAAAACTCTTCAATTGCTCTAGGATCCGCTGTTGTAAGTTCGGCCGTATTATTTTCCCATCTAACCTTACAATACTGTCTGAATTTCTTATTTAAATCTAATCCAGAACATAATACTCCCAATAAAAATCCACTACCTCTCATTGTCGTGTATGATATAATTTGTTAAATATGGAGTAATTACAAAACGGCCGGAAGAAAACAGCGAAATATCTAGAGTCTTAATCCTCCAATCTCTTTCAGGTGGTAAAGGAAATTCATCTTTACTTTCGAAAGTAGTGTAATAATATCCATAAGGTAAACTTTCTTTATAAAAGCTGTCTAACCCAGAGATATCTACTCTTGCATCATTTCCATCACTTATGAAAGGATTACTTAAAAGATTCTTAAAACTCTTTTCTAGGTTTCTTGTAAAATCATGTTTGAATGTTTTGACCTGCACTTCTATTTCTCTACCACCAAAAGAATATTTATTTGAAAAATATCTATATATCTCCTTAAGTCTGGTGAAAGAGATCTTATAATCAAACTTTCCTCCCGTTAAACAAAAAACAGTTCGAAAAATATGAAACTCTGGATAAAATTCCTGAACTGCGTCAGAAATTATAGGCTCAAGATAATCATTAAATGGTGTTGTGATATACTCTTGATAAAACTTACAATATTCATGAAATTTTTGATCCATTGAAACTTCAGGATCTGACAAAATATTTATTATATTATTCTTTTCCATAATAAGAAAATAAAAAGAGCTGCCTGGAAATTCCAAACAACTCTCTTGATTATTATTTCTTTCTAATGATTTCGTCAATAATTCCAAAATCTAATGCTTCCTGTGCAGTCATCCAACTATCTCTATCACAAAGTTTTTCAACCTCTTCATAAGTTTTTCCTGTCTGCTCTACGATAGTTTCATAAAGATCTTTTTTTAGCCTCAAGATTTCTTTACATTCAATTTCTATCATACTTGCTTGACCACTTGCCCCACCGAGCGGTTGATGACACATTATTGTTGCCCTTCTAAGTGCTGAACGCTTACCTTTAGTTCCACACATCAAAATCATAGCACCAAATGAAGCTGCTAAACCAGTACAAACAGTTCTAATATCTGATTCTACAAAATCCATACAGTCAAGTATTGAATTTCCACTATAAACTTCTCCACCTGGGCTATTTACATACATAGTAATATCTGCATTTTCTACAGAATCTAGATATAATAATTGAGAAACTACTATATTTGCACTATCTGAATTTACATCTGTACCGAAGAAAATTTGACGTTTGCTCATAAGTTTAGAAAAAATATCTAACTGAGACATATTTCTCTCAGATTCCTCAAGAATATAAGGATTAATATAACCTCCTCTAGCTTCTGACATTTTATGAAGTTTATCATCAAAACTAGTCATCTTAAAAGGATTCTGAGACTTATAAAAACTTCTAAAATCTTTAATTGTTTTATTTTCCATAATTTATAATAATTAAATGTTTTTATTCAATTATAAGATTTTGAAGCCTAGAAAAAGAAAAATCCCCAATCTTCACAGACTAGGGACTTCTATTAAACTTTAAAAACTAATACTAACAAACAAAACACATCTATATGTTTACCATTAATTAAGATTCTGAATCGCTGTAAAGAGCAAAAAGAAGAAGACCGGATTTCTCACAGTCTTCTTTTGGTTTTAACCTGGAAATTTATAAACATAAACAGGCTCTTTTTCGAATTCTAAGTCTTCAACGATACAAGGAAATGAATATTCTGAATGTAATCGTCGGATGATTCTAGGAAATAATTCTTGATCTCCTCGATTTTGTAAGTTATTTACAAACTTATACATCTTAGGTCTTCCATCAGCTGCTACAATCTCTAAGTTATCTATCCACGTATTCCAGATTCTTTGAGCTTGTTCTTCAGAGAGTGCTAAGATGTAATATCCTTTCCATCTATAAACATTGAAATTTGTTGGGACAATTGAAAAAATTCCATCTGTATATACTCTTTCACCTAACTCATCAAGAGTTATATAATAAATTGGCTTAGGAGAATCCAATTTTATAACTTTTTCAACATTAGTAACTCTGTACTCTTTCTCTCTTTCAACTTCGGGAAAACCGATAATCTCTGGAGATATTACAAGTTTAGTCCCAATTCTTAAAATCCCATCTTCTCTAACATAATTAATTCCTTGTTTTTGTTTTAATTCTTTTTCCATGATTCTTGGGTTTTATTGGTTTATCTCAAAAGTAAGGTTTTAAGACTTTTTCCAAGAAAAGGATCTGTCAGTTAAATCAACTTTTATTCCTTCTATCTTTGTTGATGAAGTTATTCCAGGGAGTCTTATCAACTTTCCAAATTTCTTTAAGAAGGCTCGATATTCTCCAAATTTTAAAATATCAGTACTTCGCGTCGATAATATGATAGGTTTTGAATACTCTTCATAAATTTTAATAGCTGATTCTTTAGATTTAGCGAATATAAAGTACCAACAAAAATCAATATCCGGCGCTTCTATTTCTACTTTATAAACTTCCATAACTTCTATAACATTCCCATTCTTTCTAAGATTACTTCAATAGCCTCCCAATCAACACAAGAGGTATATATAGTTTTTATCTCTCCAGTATCAAAATTTACATACTCAGCTTCACCCCATCTAAGAGGTATTCCAAGAGCTGTATCATCTATCAAAAAATCTCCTAAAACTTTTCTTGCATATCCAATCACACCTTCTTCCTCTGGATTATCATTTACACAATATAACGGAATCTCTCTTTCTCGAAACCATCTCTCGGCTTCTTCTAAAGATGTCTCGGTTCTAAATTTTCCTCCGATGTAATTATATGGATTATTTCTAGAGTTATTTCGGCAAGTCCAAAGAATTAATCTATGTCCGGCGGAAACTATTCTCTTCAAAACCCTTTCAGCTCCTGTATCAACCTCTGAAAAACCAGATTCAGGAAGATTAGGAACACAAGTACCATCATAATCAATTAAAAAAGTTGCCATAAATTTTCTATTGGTTTTGAGTTAATAAAAATCTTTTCAATCTCAGAAGGAATTGGTCTACTGTGATAAAAATCAATCCAATTAGATATAATTAATTCTGCTGTAATTCCCCAAGGAACATAAAACACTCGAGATTCAGATATAGTATTCTTAATCTCTTTAATAAAATCTTTCTGTTTTAAGATAGGTGGATTTTGATATTTCCATCTATGTAAAAGACAAGTTTTAATTATCTCAAGTTTTTCATTTGTAATCTCTCCAGAATCATCAAGTGTTACTGGAAACCAATCAATCATTTTATCCGTTACATCTATTTTCAGTATTAAAATATATCTTCCTCTGTTATTTTCCATCTTTTAAGTTCTTGTTCATAGTTCTTTCTTTTTGGATATCTAGGTCTTAGTTGTTCTTCAAGTTTCTCCTGAGCTTCATTTTTAGAAGATGCAATAATCTTTATAAATTCTTTAAAAACTATACAATGTCCCAGTTTATCAAAATCAGGTACTTCTTTCACAAAAAGGTACGTTTTCATTTAACAAAGTGAGTTAGGTCATCGAACTTAACAGGCATACACTCCTTTCTATAAAATTCCCACATATCTCCAGACATAATACCTCTTCTTCCACAATGAGATATCAATTCGATAATATTTAATTCAGATGCAGTATAAATTCTACGTCCTTTAAAGAAATAAAACTCAACTGATTCTTTAATAGTTTTTATAAGTTGTGCTTCTTTGTAAATTATCTTAGGAGGATTAAGGAGATTATCTTGAAAGTATTTATTATTCATCCAAATAATTTGTTCTTTAAGATCAGTATAAAAATCATTCCAATCATCCCAATTATAACTTACTAACGAATATTTTTCAAGAATTCGAATAGCTACTATCGGAACTGGAGAACCTAATTTCAAATATTCTCCCCATACATCTTTATCTATTTTCTCTTCACCTGAACTCATCTTACTCTAATAACTAAAGTATTATCTCTAAATTCCTTCCAAGACTTAGCGTTTGACATCATAAATCCATAATTAATACACTCCTTTAGACCCTGTATCCAATCCTTTAAAGTAGTTCCAATCTCTACCCAAGTCCATTCCGAATCTGATACTTTTACTCTGGGCTTTTCTCCTGACGATCTCCAAGAATTTACATCTGAATAACCTGCTCGAAGTGCTTGCATCTCAGGGGTAGTATTTCCGAAGTATCGTCTAACTAAATCTAACTCAGATAATTCGATAGGAGACATATTAACTAAACCTCCTAACTCCTGAACTTCTTCGATAATATCCTGATCTGACTTTACTGTTCTTTTATAAATTGTTCCAGATGCTTCCAAGATCTTAGCAAACTCACGACCAATCATTACATAATCAGCACCAAGGGCAATAGCTTTTAGGATATCCGAGTGACAAGTAATACCACCATCTGCAATAACTTTAACATCCCGAAGTCTACCTTTTCCTGATTTTCGAAGTGAATTAATTGCGCCGAGAATAGATGCCATAGGATAATGAAACCCATACTTATCTTGATCAACTAAAGATCCAGATGATATTCCGACACGTACATAATCAAATCCGGCGCCACTATACACTTCGTAAGTCTTAGGGTTAGCTATATTTCCACCCATCAAGATAACCTGTTTTCCGTAGAGCTGTTTTAATCTCTGTCCAATTTCCATAAGAGCTACATCATGACCATTTCCAGAGTCGATGCAGATATGAAATTGTTGAGTTGAACCTCTTTGATCTATATTTATAAAATTTTCTCTTACCTCCTGAAGACTAAACGCACAGAAGATAAATCCACACGCTTCAAGTCTAGTTCCAAGTTCAACAGTTCTAGGGAGGATAGGCTTAATTCCAGAATCTTGCCATACTTTCCAATTATCAACTCCAACAATAGCTTCCATCGGACTTGTAAAGATGGGTAAACTTTTTGGCACCCCCGTAACTTCCTGATCATCTAAAACAAAATAATCAAGTTTTCCAGAGTTAGTCCATCCTAAATTAAGATTATCAGGAACTAACATAACATCTGATAATTCTAAGTACTTTTCCATATTCTTTTATTATAATTTAAATAATTCATTCAACCTCTCCTCTTCGTAGAAAAACTTCTCTAAAAGCTCATCTTTACTCTTATTAAGCTCCTCTATTCTTTTTTCTATGGACTTTATATTATTTTCCATTTTTGTAATTCTATTTGACATATTTCTAATTCCAATACGTTTAAAAACATTAAATTGTTCTTCTAGCATCTTCTCTGAAAACGCTACACAATTACTACAATTTAGTATTATACGTTTTCCTTTAGAATCTTTAAATTCTCTATTATAGTGATCCTTATATACTTCCCTAACAATTGGCTTATTATTAAAAATATTAAAAGAAGGAAGATAATATATGTATATCTTCTGAGTTCTCATATAATCATCATAATATTCTTTATATTTATTACGAACTTCACAATTATAGATAACTTTATAATAAGGTACAGAGCGATCTATCGTATACTCCCACTCATACTCACCAATTTTCTGTTTATAAGTATAAGTATCTGGATTATTTTCGATAACTTCAGAAAATATTAATTTCCCTAAATCTTCAGTAATTTCTAATTCTCGTGTAAGAAAAACAGGTGGATAATCCACAATAGAAAAATCAAACCTATCAATGGGAATAATTGGTATTCCCGGTTTATATAATTTCTTAAGTTCTTGTTTATTAATTAAAGGATTATTAATTACAGTATTTATATATTCTGCTGAAAGAAATTCCTCACTTTTTGGAGCAAAATTATTAAGTAATTTTTCTTTTATTGGATCGTTTTCTATACGATCCGTTGTTAAATACTTATTATAAATTTCTTCTAATGTTAACATTTATAATTTTATTTTTATTACTACATATATAAGAAAATTAAAGGTTTAGTAGTTTCATCACCACTAAACCTATTCCAAATTCAATCTAAAAAAGCAAATTCATCACTTAACTGACAAAGCCACTCTTGATATTCTTCATCACTCATAGTCCTTTGCTTCTCTTTTGCTACTTCTACAATTGTTTCTCCGAAGTTAAACGATTCTTCATATTCTTCCATAATTTCTTTTTTAAGTTTATTACATATATAAGGCTTTAAGGAAATTATATACGGAAAATAAAAAAAATTTACTTATCACAAAAAATAAATTATATTTTTATTTCATATATAATATTTTAAGAAAAAAGAAGGGGATTAATCCCCTCCATTAAAAATATTCATTTACTCCTTCAAGACCTCCTGCTGATAAAACAGCATTACTCCAAGCAAATCTATCCTCCTGTTTTAATTTTTGATACATTTGAAGTATTTGTCCTGTTGGAGAATCATCAGTTAAATGTATCTGATTTTCTCTTAACATTTCATTACTAACATATGTAATAAAACGGAAAAATTTTGTATCTTTCTGAAAAATTCCTAAGGCAACTCCATCATTCAATTTTCCTTCTAAATTCCATTCTCCCTCTTTTTGAACTTCAGGAATTATTGTTGTAATCATTGCAGAATTAGATCTTAGATAAATATCTACAATCTTTTCAAAGTCAATATTATCTATTTTTAGATATCTTTCGCGATACCTTCTCATAAAATGTGCTTCGAATATTACAATATTCCTCAAATTAACATCAAGTGATGGGAATAATATAGCATTCTTTTTTCCAGTTATTCCATTATTTACGATAGTATAAATGGTAGTCCCTTTTGAAAATTCTCTTTTATTAGGCCATGCTTCAATAATTGCTCGATATTGATTTCTTGATACATTAATAATCTTCGTCTCCTTAAACGGAACTGGAGACTTCGTTTGTTGATAAATCTTTAATATTTTATGTTTATTTTTATCTATTTCTCTATTAACTACATCTAGTATAGTCTGATAATCTCTTTTCAATTCTTTAAAGATCTCATCACTGTTCATGTTCATTGTAATCATAATTTTATTCCTTTCTTTTAAATTGTTAATAAATCTCTTTTGATTGGTTTAAAAAAGCCGGAGACTTTATATCCCCGGCCAAGAATGGAAAAAGAATTACACTAAACAAGAAAACCCTGATAAAACACTTTTCCAGGATCTTATATTCTTCATTTCGGTTGATGTGCATTCAAACATATCCACCCCAAGTCTTTTCTTTCTCTTTGGATCTGGACCTCCTGTCTGTAATGTAAACCGAAATTTGTCACTATCTCTAAGGTGTTCAATTTTCACCATATAATAAGTTTCGTAATTTCCCTCTTCATTCTTTTCTGTAATTCGAACGAAAGATCTAACTGTATAATCTTTATCGTTCTCTGATACATAAAGCTCTTTAAGCGAGCCTTGTATGAATTCAAGATCAGCATCTTCAAGTTTTACTGCTAATCTAGTCATTCCGTGAACTCCTATACCTAAGAGTTCTGCATTGTAATTTTGTTTGATCAATTCTGCATCTAAACGAATTCCTGACCAAATTTCTTTTAAGTTTTTCATTTTCTTAATTGTTTTCTGTCCTCTAATTGCTTCGGACGTTGCACTTTTGTTAATTTAATTGTCTCTAAACCTCCTCTTCTGTTACAAAGGAGGTAGTTGTTCTAAATCTTGAATCAGATCTCTTGTTTCTTTAATTGCTTTTTTGGGTTTAAATGGAGATAATAATAAATACTCCAACTCTTTCTTCAAGTTATCTATTCTTGTTTTAGCCAGTTCAGGATCCGTTTCCATAACTTCCCTGATTAACCAATAATTAGCTGGAATTTCTCTACCATCTTTAACCCATAAGTCATCTAAACATAATTTTCGACCTAATAACTGTTCAAGACAATCTACACATAAATAGGTATGTCCCCATTTATCTTTTGGAATTTTATTATTCTCTATAACTAAATCCCAAAGTTCCGATTTTATCATATACCAATCAGCTCGTTTCCTCAGACTACCTTGAATCTGAAGCTCTTTTTGACAATGACTACATCTAAATTCTCTTTCCATTATATTTTTATTGTTATTGTCTCTTCAAAGTAAAAAAAAGAGAACTAACTGACATTATTATATATCAATTAATTCTCTCTAGTAAGATATCTATTTATCTTCATATATAAGGCCTTTAAGGATTTTGAAATGGAGTAATTTTTGACTCTATTTTCCTTATTAATGTATAATAAAAATATAAAAAATTATGATAGAAAATGACAATTTACTATTTTTAGGTTTTGTTGGTGTTATAGTAATAATATGGTATATATTATTTTATGTATGGCTAGTAAAACGAAGAAAAGATTTAATTTTTGTTCGTGATGTTTGGATAGATGAAGTTTCTGAAGTTGATATCATCTTACAATCTATGAAGGTATATAAACTTTCAGAATGTGTTACTCGCCAAGAAAAATATTATCAAGAATTAATCAAATATAAGAACGACAAAAGAGATTATTTATTTTTCCACCCTACCGGAGATAAGAAAGGTCAAGAAGAATTTTACAAGAATATGATAATAGCAACAGAATTAGTCCTAGATATTGATTCTTTAGAACCAGGTGATCAAGTTGTTATCAGTATCTCTGGAAAATTTTACTTAAGGAAAGTATATAAACTTGACTTCGAAAATAATATTATATATTATAAAGAACCGAACAATACAGTAGTATCTGAAGCGAAATTATATAGTGTAGTATCTAAAGTTAAATTAATATTTGGTAAAGATTTATTAAAAGAAATATTATGAAAGATTTAATTAAAGAAACATTCAAAGTAATGTATGTAAAAGAAGGAATGAATCAGACTAAAAACTTAATCTCACAAGAAGATTATGAAGAAAAAGTTAAACCAATTCTAAAAGAGATTCAAGAACTAGAGTCAAAACAATCTGAGTATAACAAGAAAAATAAAAAGTATCAAGAACTCGAAAAGGAGATTAGAACACTCAAGGGAAAACTTAAACCCCTGGGAGAATGGTTTACTTCTAGATCACCTCTTGGAAAAGCCTTAGAGAATGGTGGACTCTTAATATTACCTTCACAACAAGGAGGTACTCATAAAGTAGAATTTATAAAAGAAGAGGTGGTATGAGAATTCGAGAATCATTACTTAGAAAATCTGCTATATATGGAGTAGTATTTCAACGTTCAGAACCAAAGAAGTCATTTTTTAATCCTGGAAGACCCTGTAAAGTAATATTATATGTAACAGGAGAAATCAGACCTGTTGAATTTAATTATAAAGATGACGATACTATGGGATATGATGCATATATACGCTTGAAAAATGAACTTAATATAACTACAGGAGACGATGTTATAGAAATTATGAAGTTTATGTTGGAGGAAAAGAAAGAATGATAAAAATAGGTTGTTTATCAGATATTCACGGTTATGTTTATGATTTACAGACAAAATGTTATCCAGAAATCGAACTTCTAATTATTGCTGGAGATTTATGTCCCACAGATGAAGTTATGTATCAAGAAGAGTGGCTTGAATATAATTACCAGAATATATTCATGAATAAGAAAATATTTCCGGATCTTCAAGAAATTATAATAGTTCCTGGAAATCATGACTACTGGATCGAAAGACATTATGATGATTTTTTCACACTTAGAAAGGTATTTGGATACTCTACTAAAGTTCTAGTTGATGAAGAGTATGAATATATTTCTGGAATAACCGGAGAATCTATAAAGATATATGGAAATCCTAGAACTTCTCTATGGTTACATGCTTTTCCACATAAACCTGGAAATACTGATATCTTAGAAATTCCTGGAGGGATAGATATTTTAGTAACTCATGAAGCCCCTAGGATATATCAACTTGAATGTATAAAACAATCTCAGAGGTGGTATGGAAAAGATGAACCTGGAAATTTAGCACTATCACAAAGAGTCTTAGAGATCAATCCAAAGTATCATGTGTTTGGTCATATACATTATCCAGAAAAAGATGAAGTATCAGGGATAAAATTTATGAATGTATCTCAACAAACTAGAGAAAATTATACCCCTGAAGTACATATAATAGAATATACAGAATAAAAAAAAATAAAGAGAGGATTTAACTTGACTTTTAATTAGTCAAGACCTCTCTTTTTATTTCTTAAAGATATTTTTCTAGAAATTCTTTTAGTTCTTCCTCTGTACTGTTTACGAAAGAAAAATATTTTTGTTTAGGTACATATTTTCCTTTAACTTTTTCTACACAAAACACTACTAGGTTAGTTCCAAAAATTTCTAGTTGATCCATTCCATCATATCCTCCAAAGAAACTTCCTTTTTCAGTTTCATACAAGTCCATTTCTGGATAATTCTTTTCAAAATAATTACAAACTTCTTCCTGTGTCATTTTTCTAATTTTAAATAATTACAATATTAAGGAAATTAACCGCCCAAAAAACCTGTTAGCCTTATATATGAAAAGAATATCAATCAATAATATATAACTATTGCCAATAAAATAAATAACTGTTATTCTTTTCTTATAAAATAAAAAGAGTATGGTATAAATAAACCTACTCAAAAATTAAATGACAACCGAAGGGGCGCCAAAAGAGATGAATTGAATATATAAAACTCTTTTCCCTTCGGTTATTTTTTTTCTGTTTAATAAAAAATTCGACCGTCTGAGAAACCGGGAAAATCTTATAAATGTATTAAAAGACACAATAACAAAAAAAGACATCATAGGCGTCTCAAGAAATGCGTAATGTATAGCTTGAGCTTGTGAAGAACTGAAAAATCATGTAAGGTTTAAATCTCACTAATCTCTTCAGAACTTCTACGTTTATGAGGTGCAAAATTAAACAACTTTAAACGACACAACAACAAAATTAAAATTAAAATAATTAACTGAATCTATAGACAAGATAGTTTAGCGGGTCAAAACACTAAGATAATTGTTTATCTTAGAATCTCAGGTTAGAATCCTGATCAAGTTCTCTAGATTTATAATAGTTAATTATTTTCTTTTTCAACTGGATTCTGTATTAAAAAATATTTTCCATCTCAAAAATGCTAAAAGCCTTATATATGAGATAATAAAAGTAAATACTCCTTAAGCATGACAAAAAGCTTAAAGGAGTTTAATTTTTAAAATAAAAATTATGAAAAGAATTAACAAAATGAATGAATTGAACGTAGTAAACAGTAAAGTAATGGCAGAATTAGTTAAACCAGAAATTACAGGACATGCTACATCAAATTTTGAAACAACCTTCCCTATTCCAAAGGTAGGAGAAGTGAAAATGAAGATTGACGTGACAAGTACAGTAACGTCATCAATAGCCGCTCAAGAAAAATTGGATGAGTTGGCAGAAAAAAGAGCAAACCGAACCTTAGAAAACATTGGAAAATTTGTGGGTTTGGTACTTGAGAAATCTCCGGAAATATTTGATATGTTCCAGAGTCTCGCAGAAAAGACTGAACAATATAAAGAAAAGTTCAGAGAAAAACAAAGCTTGGAAGAATGGGATAAAAAAGTAGATAATCTCTTCTTCCTGCTAAGACAAAAACCTAGTTCAATGACGAATCTAGAGTTTTTAGAAGAAACACTAGAGAATGGGGATTATGAATCTCAAAAAATCTCTAGATGGGCAATCCTACAGTTCAATAAAAATAACATTGGATTGTTGAATGAAAGGCAAAAAGAATCATTAGCTAATATAGGTTTTATTAGCTATTGAAACCTAAGAAAAGTAGAAGGACGATAAAAAGTTCTTCTACTTCTTTTTTCTCCCTTGACTTTCTTATATATGTATTTATTAACGAAAAAGATATACATTATGGGAACGAATTTTTATGCAGTAATCCCAGTAAAGAAAAGGGATAAAGAAAGAGCAAAAAAATTAATTGACGAAAACAAATTCAAAGAAGCAGCTGATTTTTTAGAGGAGATAACAAAAACGATACACCTAGGAAAAAGATCGGGCGGGTGGAAGTTTTTATTTAACGCCAATCTCGGAAAATATTATGAACTTACTCGTGAAGGCATAAATAAGTTCTTCGCGAAAAATAATGTCATAATAAAAGATGAATATGGTGGTAAATATACGGCCGATGAATTTTGGGAGAGTGAATTAAAAGGAATCTTGGATAAAGGATATGACTTAGAGAGCTACTATAATGAACACCCAAGCGAAATCTGTTCATATTTTGATTATTCTCAGATAACCCCTCCAGAACTAAAAAAATATAAGCCAAATAAATATGGAGAATTTTATAGCGACGGTTTAAGATTCACCATCTCTGAAGATTTTAGTTAACGTTGTAAAAGGATATAGGTATAATAAAAAACTTATATCCTTTTTTCTCTCCCCTCTCAAAGCCTTATATGTGTAATAAAAACTTAAAAAAAATGAATTATGGAAAAGACAATTTTACAAAACATGTACAACTTTAATGAACCTAAAGTTGCATTAGTATTAAGAAAAGACAGTAAAGGTTGCTATGATTTTGTGGAACTTAATGGATATATCGTAGAGATGGTATATAATGAACATGGCGCCTTTATAAAATCACGAACATTTTTCATTGACAAGTCTGAAACTGTAAATCCAGGGGTTGAAAAAGTTATAGAATATATCCCTAGAACATTAACAGTAGATCAAGTAGTAGATATTCTTGAAAGATTACGCCAAGTAGCAGAGGATGACGTAAAAGAACTTAATTACCTAAGAGGATATCGAATTAATTCTCCAAAGGTTTGTGAGTTATTGAAGACAGAGTTTGATATAAATTTTGAGTTTTCAGAGGACTTATACTGCAAAAATACTGTACTGAAATATGATCTAAATGTAGTTACTTACAGAGAGGATAAAGATTATTGCCTTGCTAGTATAGAAACTAAGGATTTTGATCATTTAGTAAGTGAAGTTGAATTCTTAGATAGCAATTCTTTCTATCCTTACTCAGAGAAGGAAGACTATAGCAGACGATATGATTATTTTTGCAGAGATCTCGTTGAAAAACTAAAATCTGAAATAAATATGCGTAAAGAGATATTTGGATTTTTACATGACTACGATATAACATGTACTAGTGTGGATTTACTAGGGGATGAACGTGATGAAGAGTTAATGAAACTTATCAATGAAAAATTAAAAAATAAAGAGGGAGTGTAAAATCTCCCCTTTTTCTTTCTCCCTGGTAGTAATTCTTAAAAGCCTTATATATGAATAAAATAAACTTAAAAGAAAGGAAAAAGAATATGAAACAGATTTTACAAAACGTAGTAAATTTCGAAAAACCTAAAGTTGTACTAGCTAGATACAACTCAGAAAAACATGTCCCGCTACTTATGGAAATAGGGGGATATATTATTGCTATGAAGTATGATGAGGATAGCAATATATGTGGAACAGAAACAGTTTATTTTGATAGATTTGGAAAAATAGATTTAGGAATACAAGAAATTATAATGGAATTTACTCCAGGAGAAACAATAACGCTGGAGGAATTAGATAAGAGGCTTGAAGATCAAAGCAACTATAGTATAGAAGGTATTTGTTATGGACTTAGTGATTATTACAACACTTATTATGGATCCGTAAATTTTACCCAAAGATTAAATGAATTAGGGATAAATATTAAATACCCGGAAAATTTATACAGCGAAAATACTACTCTAGGATACACAATAATAGTAAAGAAAGAGTCTGATATGTTAAGAATTACTGCAATAAGTGAACAGTATCATGGTATTGGAAACTTCGAAGAATATCGTAGTTTATTCTATTATGATCTCAATAAAACAGTAGATTCAGGTAAACTTATAGAATGTGTTACAGATAAGGTAGTAAGTTATGCAATTTATGAAAGAAACCGATTAGGATTCAAATATAACATAAAAATAAATGAGTGTATAGTGCGAAAAGTAAGAAAGAGAATAACTGATAACGATAAACTTGAAAAACTAATTAAAAAATCTATCAATGATGCACTGAAAGAAGAGGGAAATTAAATCCCTCTTTTATTTTTGTCCTTGAAGGAAAAAGAAAAGGATAGCATATACACCACCCTTTTCTCCTAACCGTCTCAAAAATGCTAAAAGCCTTATATATGAGAGAATAGAAGTTAAACTATAGAATCCTAAAGTATTGAAAGAAATTGGATATAATAGTTCTATTCTCTAATATTTTTAACTAAAACTCAATTAAATATTTATTATGAACATTGAGATTTTTAACGTAATACTATTCATACTATTCGCTGTAGTATGGATAGCTGGGAGTATCATAGTGATATCCCTAGTAGCTTCAGTCTTAGTAAAAATATTACTGAAGGCTTTGATAGCTATTTTCAATTTGGTTATTAATTAATCAAATACACCCTGGGCAAAATGTGCCTGGGGTTTTTCTTTCATATATTAGAATCTGAAGGACCTTAGAGAGCAAAATTGTCCTTAAAGTTCGAAGACAAAGGAGTTTCCCGTTATCCATCCCCTCCCATCGCTACCGCTGAGGGGATCTAAGGAAGAAACTTTGAATAAGATATATGGGAATGATAATAGGTTTTTTTCCAATTATTTAAGTATATAGATTTTATTTAGATTTCCGCCTTCAAGAGGCGGATCTTATTTAAAATAAAAAGTGGAATTTTTTTTTCAGATATCATTCTTCTTTATGTATTCCTATTTTTACCCCATTTTAAATGACGATTTTGCGTATAATATCCTTTCAGTTCCTTATGATTGAAAAGGGAATCCTCCTATGTCTTCGATTTTAAAAGACATAGAGATTGTTAAACTGGATTCTGTATTAAAAATAACAATTAAAATATTAAATAGTATGATAAAAAAATTAAATGATTACATTGTTCCTAGAGGGATAAGATTTATATTAGAATTAGGAACAGACTTTAGATTTTATAAACTACCTGTAAAATGTATTATAAATAAACAACTACCTGGATGCGGATTTACAGAATATTGTATTAATGGTCCTGAAAATGTTATCCTATGTAGTCCCAGAAAAATGCTCTTAAAAAATAAAAAAGATCAACATGAATTTGAGGTTTATCTAGTTGTAAATGAGCTTGAAAAAGAAACGGAGGTAGATAAAGATCTATCCAAAATAGACAAAACTCGATCTCAAGTATTCATGGAAAAATTAGATGAGATGGTTAATGGGAAAAATACTGTATATAATCGTTTAATGAATGAAATTAAAGATTATATTAACTTTAGAAAGTCTTATGGAAAACCCTATAAAATTCTAGTAACATATGATTCTTATAGAATTGTAAAAGATATCCTAGAAAGTCTTGGTATATTCCAATCATTCTATACTATTATAGATGAATTTCAAACTATCCTACATGATTCTAAATTTAAATCGGATACTGAATTAGAATTTTTAGATATTCTTAAGCAATCTCATTCAGCTCTATTTGTTAGTGCTACCCCTATGTTGGAAGAGTATCTTAATATGTTAGATGAATTTAATGATCTTCCATATATTAATATGGACTGGAGTAAGGAAGATTCAACCAGAGTATTAAAACCATCTCTTAAGGTGTTAACAATGAAATCAGTAGGTACTAAGTTACCAGAAATTATTCAGTCTTACAAGGATGGTAACTTTGAGAGAGCAGTTCGAATGGTAAATGGGTATCCCAGAGAAATAATATCGGATGAAGCTGTATTCTATGTAAATTCAGTTAATCATATTACCAGTATTATAAAGAAATGTGATCTCCAACCAGAAGAGGTTAATATTCTTTGTAGTAATACTCCTGAAAATCTCAAGAGAATACAAAAAAGATTAGGGAAAGGTTTTACAATAGGAGACGTTCCACTAAAAGGAGTTAAACCTAAAATGTTTACCTTTTGTACTAGAACTGTATACTTAGGGGCAGACTTTTATTCTACATGTGCAAGATCGTTTATATTTAGTGATAGTAATATAGACTCTTTAGCTGTTGATATTAGTGAAGATCTTCCCCAAATACTAGGTCGTCAAAGATTATTTGATAATCCTTGGAAGAATGAAGCTATATTTTATTATAGATCTACTTGTGACTACAGAAAAATTAGTCAAGAGGAATTTGATAAAGAACTTGAAAGAAAAAAGAAGGCTACGAGCGATCTATTAAGATCTTTCGAATCTGCACCAGATGATGCTAAATATAATTTAGCTAAAACTTATCAGAAAAATACTAAATCTTATAATTATAAAGATGATTATATAGCAGTAAATGAGCATATTGGATCAAATTTAATACCAGTTCTTAATAATCTCGTTCTGGTTAATGAGATTAGAGCTTTCAGAATACAACAAATAGATTATAAAGATAGGTTTACTGTATTCTCCACTATTCACAATACTCTATCCTCAGATGATATAATAAATCAAAAGGTATCTGAATTCTTGGGAGAGTATCAAAAATTAGGTACATTTAAAGCAAAACTTAAGATGTTATGTGAATATGGGTTTTCAGATGAAGTAATAGGAGTAGTATTAGATCAAATTGGGGAGCATGATAATATTAAGTCTTACTATTTAGCACTTGGTCCTCAAAAACTTAGAGCATTGAAATATGATAAGTATTATATAGAAAAGGAACTTGGAATAGTAACATTCTCTTCAGAATTACTTAATAATACAATTCATCAGAATTTTAATCTAGGTGAAAAATATAGTTTATCTGATTTAAAAGTAAAATTAGGAGATTTATATGAAAAGATAAATTATACTGCAGTACCAAAAGCTAATGATATTCTTAATTATTTTGAGATAAAAGAATATAAATCTACTGAGGTTATAGATGGGGAAAAGAAGAGAGTAAGAGGATATGAATTATTAAAAAGAAAAGATAATTAATTATGATATATTTAATAGAAACAACATATTATAATAAAGAAACTAAGAAAGTGTTAGACCTTCTTAAAATAGGTTATACAGAAGATTCTAGAAAAGATATCAGATTCATGGCTTATAAGATGCATAATCCTGGATTTAAATTGCTATATGAAATCCCTAATCTTTCAGAGGATGTAGAAAAGAGAGTTCAATATAAATTTAGAAATTTATTATATTCAGAGTATGGTAGAGAATGGTTTTATTATAGTGATGATATAATAAATTTCTTTAGGGATATAGATAAGATAGATTTAGAATCTCTTCCTAAAAGTCCTATGAGTGAAAGAAGGAAGTATTGGAAGCTAAATAAGTTAGTAAAAAACGTTGTTTATTGGGTTTCTATAATTCCAAAAGAAAGCAAAAGAGATTATATAGAGAAGATAATAGAAGATTTAGGTAGTAATCTTAAAAATATTCAAGATATATTAAATTATATAGAAAAAGATTATGGTTCTGAAAGTACTTTGGAATATAGAAAAATGATAGAGCGAAAAGAGACAAAAAAGTATTGTAATGATGATATTATTAATCAAGAAGTTTCATTGGTATTATATGAATTTGAGCAAAAAACAACCTATTACGATAAAATGAAGTTATTATGTAATACTAATTTATCTAAAGCCTCTTTAGAGTTAATTTTAGCTCAGATATCAGAAGAAGATGATATTAAATCTCACTTCTTAGCTCTTGGACCAGAAAAAATAAAAGCTTTGGGATATAATATGACAAAGATTAGGAGGGAACTTGGAATTGTGATTTTTAATAAAGAATTATTGATTAATACAATTTTTACTAATTTTAACGTAGGAGATAAATTAAATCAAATTGATATTAAACAAAAATTATTTGATCTTTATACATCTATAAGTTATACTGCAACACCTAAAGCTACTGATTTAGGAAATTATTTTGAAATAAAAAAGTGTAAAATAACTCTTCCAGATAAAAGTAGAATTAATGGTATTGAAATTATAGGAGTAAAACCAGAATATCAAGGAACATATAATAACTTAAAAATAATAAATAATCAATTATGATAACATTTTTATTCTATTATTTTCTTATTGCAATATTTATCGGATTATTCTTTATTCATACTCTAGATAATATAAAAAATATACTCCCTGAAGATGAATATAGGAAGATGAGACAGACTATTGTTAATTTTATGCCTTTCTTACCGATTGCATTGTTAGTTGTCTTGTTTTGGAAGAGATTTTAGCTTTTTCCATATAATAATCTTTCAAAGCCTTATATATGTAGAAATAAACTTAAAAGAGAGATTATGGAAAAGTTAAAATTTTGGTTAGATGAATTAGATCTAATTGCAAAGGAATTTAATCGTGAATATGAACAATTATGTAAAGAACACCTCACAAGATTGCAAAAAATTAATATGGAGCTAGATGAGGGTAGTCCAGAACATATTTTTGCATGTGAATATTACTACAATCTACTAGATAATAGATTGGAAAGTTTGAGAAGCCTTGGACAATTTTATATGTTATCAGTTACAAAAATGGACGAGGTGCTTAAGAAATCAAGAGAAAACGAAAATCCCGTTAAGAAGACTATAAGAAAAACGATAGATAATTTCATGGAATCTATTGAGAACCTAATGAAACTTCAGAACGGACTTAAAGGTTATTTGATGTCTCATATTGATAGTGTAAAATCTATCAAACCGGAGATGCAAAAAATGATGAATGAGTTCGAGACTAAGAAGTTGGTTAAGATTCCAGAAGGTTGGGATTTTTTAGAAGTTGATGATGAATATAATGTCATCGTAGCAAGGGAGAAAAAGGGAGCTTAATGCTTCCTTCTCTTTTTTCTTCTCCCTTGAATTCCTTACTAATGTGGATTAAAACTATGTGAGAACTAAAACAAAGTAATAATGAATCAAAAATCAAGATCACCCTGAAAAAAGATAAAAGTTATTAGGGTTAAAACTATTATGAAAGAACTATGCGATGAGTGTGGTTCTTTCTTTTTGCTTCTCTTAAAAATGCAAAACCTTATAATTGATGGAAAGAGAATCAAAGCTTTCCATCCTAAAAGAAATTATGAAAAATGAACAAGAAAGAGATTTATACTTTTGTGCAGATATTCATGGAAGTTTTCGAGAAATTACATGGATTATAACTCAACGTTATAAACTTAAAGATGCTAATATTATTTTTCTTGGAGATGTAGGATTAGGTTTTTCTAAGCCAGGGTATTATAATCAGGAGTTTGAAAGAATTAATACTAAACTAGAGAAAAATAATATAACATATTATTTTATAAGAGGAAATCATGATAACCTAGAGTACTGGAATGAAAAATTAATAAATGATTTCCCCAAAATTAAGTTTCTTCAGGATCATGAAGTAGTAGAACTCTCGGGGAAAACAATATATCCGATCGGGGGAGCAACTTCAGTAGATTATAAATGGAGAATGAATTATAATGGATTGATGGAGAGAGTTGGTTCGTCTAAAAGAGTATGGTGGGAGACAGAAGATATAATTAAGAAGCCTATTAAAGATCTTCCAGGGAGGGTTGATATAATAGCTTCTCATACTGCTCCACTATGTTTTGAACCAATTATTACACGTCACGAAGAGGAAGCAGAAGATGTTTACCTCAGAGACTTAGAAAATCGAAAATACTTAGATCAGGTATTTAGAGGAGTAAGATGTAAGTATTGGTTCTTTGGACATTTTCATACTTCAATCACATCAAGTCTTGAGGATACTATATATAAATGTTTAGATATTAATGAATTATATATGTTTAGAAATCATGAGTAGTAGTAAGGGTACAATTTCAAATCCGTTATTAATGCCTATTGGAGAAGTTTTTTATGTTGATCATACTAAAGCAGTTTTGGATAGTAGTATAAAAATAAATTCAAAAGCTATCTTAGAAGAAATATTGCATTCTAAAGATACTGACCTTCAAGAGGATTTAAAGCTAGTCATTAGATATCTTCAAGGTTGTTTAGAGGAAACTATGGATAATCCTTGGTTTTTGAAAGAGATTAAAGACTTGAGGAAAAAGCTAGAGGAAACCGAGAAACGATGTGATGACTTAGAGGAAAAGTTAAAACATGTATTACATAATGAATAATATTAAAAGTAGAATTGAATATATAACAGATCTTGAATTTAAAATAGAAGATAAGTATTTAGTTCTGGGAGGATATTATAATTCACTAAAAAGAACAACACCTAGAATTATTGCTAAGAGAATTACTACATTTTTCTTATCGGATGGAGGTAAAAGTGTTGTATTCTATGATCAAGCTTATTCAGGATTGTTTGAAGATGAATTTATTAAACCTATACTCCAGAAAATATTATCTGAAGCTAAACAATTATTTTCAACTCTCTCAGTAGATTATAAGATAATTCAAGATTACCTAAAAAAGTGAATTTTGCTATTTAAGAGAGGTTAAAGCCTTACAATTGAGAAGAACATTAGAAAAATTTATAAAAATATAGATTAATCTAGTGTTCTTTTTAATTTTGAAGTATAATAAATAGCACTTCAGAAACCCTCAAAATCTAATAAATGAGGGGATATTATATAGAAACCTCCCCTCAATGATTAAAGTTATAAAGAAAAATAAACAAATTAAAAAGCTAGAAAAATGGCAAAATCAAAAAATGACAACATTAACATTTCAATTTTTACAGCATTGAAAGTTAGTGAGATTTCAAGAGTACCAGTACTTATTATGTCTAATCCAGGTCTTGGTAAATCAACTTCAGTAGAAATGTTTGCAGAAGTTCGAGATTATCACCTAGTCCTTCTTAGAGGTAATAGTACAACTGCAGAAGAAGTTATGGGATATGATGTGGCTACGAGTGATCAAGAAAACCCCACAACTAGACATCTTAGACCTTCTTGGTATACTGAAATCTTAAAAGTTGCAGAAAAAGGAGGTAAATCACTGTTATTTTTGGATGAGATCACTACAGCAAACGAATACGTACAGGCTAGTTTATTGCATTTAGTATTTGAGCGTAAAGTGGGTTCAGAAAGACTTCCAGAGAATACATTGATTGTTTCTGCAGGTAATTATGCACAGAATCTTTCGAATTCTATGCAAATGCTACCTCCGTTAATGAATCGTTTTATGATTTACAACATTACTCCGGATCATACAGACCTGGATACGTTCCTTTGTAAATATGACGGAGCTATTGCATCATCAGAAGGTAAGGTTAAAGATTTCATGGGAAGTCTTAGAGATACGATGAAAAAACTTGATGCTCAGGAAGTAGAAATTCCGGCTGATCAATATAATAAGATTGGCGAGTATATCGAACGTGGTATTAAACAAACTGCTCGAGCATTGATGACTTCTGGTGGTAAACCTGTAGACTTAGCAATTACAGAACTTAATGGTATCTATGCTGATGCCGAAAATGAGACTAAGCTTTATGGATTTACAACTTTCCGAACTTTGAATTATCTTAGAGACGTTACAATTGCAAGTTTCAAGTGTTTTGGTAAGAGTGGTATTACTTCAGATAACTATCGTAATATGATCGATGGTCTTTGTGGTATTGGTATTTCTCGAGATCCAAAAACAAAGAATTTGATTAAGACGCCGATTTCTAAGGACTTCTATGATACTATGGTTAATATCGTTAATGATATTGAAAAGATGAAGAATGATAAACTTCCTAAGTATACTAAGTTCTTCAACGAAATCATAGATGGAAAGAAAAAGCTAGAAGTTCCTGAAATGCAAGCAATAATCAATAAGTTATCAGAACTTAAATCAGATAAGGACTTAGAACAAATCGAACGTCCGATTGATCCAGCTTGCATCGAGAAATTGTTTAAATTGAGTAAGGATTCTGGTTCTTCTATTACCAAGATTAAAGTATCTACTACTGATAAATTCTTGGATAAAGTACCAGTAGAGACATTCATCGGATATGTATCTTATTGGAATACAATTTCAGATCTTATGACTTCTATTCAAAGTCTGATTACAGATTCTTCTAAGGGTTATAAGGATGATACTTTGGCATTGTTGAAGAATACTCAAGAAGACCTTAGAACTTCTGGATTTAAACTCAGATCAATTCGTAAGATTATTCTTCAGGAAGATCCGAGCATGGGAAGTATGGTTCCTGATATTAGAAGTTTTAAATAATTATACTATTATATGAGTGTTAACCTTAGAGAAAAATATGTAATGATCATGTGGATCTCTAAGGTTAATTTATTAGAAAAATATCAAAATTTAAAATTATGAGAAATCAGACAGAGTTAGAATTTATTAAAAGATTCATTGACAATACTTATAGTAGATTCGGGAATATGTTAATGGTTAATACAGAAAAACCATTTAATCCTGATAATCCTGAACTTGGATATTGTTTTAAATATAAAGATGATATCTCAGGAAATGTTATCTATAAAATTGTCTGCTCAGAGATTAAGATTCCACGTACTGATTTTCGTATTCTTATGCATGAGTACGGACATATTTACTTAGGACATCTTGATGGTATTCATGAAGAGCTTGATACTCAGATTTGTAATACCTTCAGAGATTATCGAGGTGAATTGATTGATCGAATTAATAAAGAGTGTGGAATTGATTTTGCAGAGAAGTTGATTGAAAGAGTAATAGATGATCCAGTTCTTAATCACAGTCTTCATAATATTGCTATGGATATGGAAGTAAATTCTAAAATCCTAAGTACTGAAGATGTAGAGGAGATGGAATCAGATATTTCATCAGTTCTTCCTAATTATCAACTTGAGCTCTTGAAATATAATAGAGATCACACTGATAATGAAGAAGCAAAACAGGCTCTTGATGATATGATAAAGAAGATGGAAAATGAGGCTAAAATTAAACTCATTGTTCCAGAAAGATATTATATATCCGAAGGTAACCCTTTCCCGAGTGAACTTAGTTACCCTGAATACTTGATGCTAATTGTTCAACACTTGGATCAGTTTGTTAAGATGTTGGTTTCTATTAAAAAGGGTGGAAACGGTGATACATCTCAAGTTACAAATCAAGATATTCAAGATGCACTTCAAGGTAATGGTTCAGGATCTGGACAAGGTAATCAGCAAAGTGGTGGTGGAATGCAAGGTCTTTCTGATCTTATGCAGGAAATGGGTATGACTGATGGTTCTGGTAGTGGTTCGGGATCTGGACAAGGTAATCAGCAAGGTAAAGGTGATCCAAAAGATTGTCCATATAAAGGAAAGAGAGATTCTGGTTCAGGTGATTTGAACAGTAACGGTAAAGATGAGGGTGGAACTCATAAAGATCACAGAACAGACTCTAGAGACGATGCCGATAAAAAACGTGAGCTTGGACAAATTCGTTCAGGAGGTGGCGTTGGATGTGGTTCTAGTGGAGCTCCAGATGCAACGAGACTTGTGGATAAGACAGACGAAGTAGATATGGCTCTAGATGAAGTAATGTTAAATTATAAATCTAGAGTGGTTAAAGTTGATACAAAGAAAGATCTTATGTATCTTTATAATCGTGGTATTAATCGTTCTGTTATTGCTCCAACTATTAGAAGAAAGGTAACCATGTCTAATGAACCAACTATTGTATTTTTAATTGATGTTTCGGGATCTATGGATACACGATTGGTTGATAGAATTTTAAATACTATTGCCAATAAAATGAAAAAGATTGGACGTGGATTAAAGTATAATATTATTTCATGGTCTACACAGCTTGGAGATCATATTAAAGATATCGACCCGAGAAAGGGTGTTCCAAGAATCTCTATGGGAGGTGGAACAAGAATGGCTAGAGGTATGGAATATTTCAGACAGAATTATGGACCTGAAGCTATCTTGATCTTAATATCAGACTTTGAAGATTACTTGGAAGAATGGCATGAACAAGAACTTAAGATGTCTAACTATACCATGTACGGATTTAATTATGGATATAGTAATTATAATCAAGAATTTAAATATTTCAAAGTGAAAAATTTTAAAAACAATGGCAACTATTAATAATGGAAACATAAATAGAGACAAAGTCCATTCATTGGTTGAAGTATTTTATCAACCATCATTTAAGACTTTCTATGTTAATTCAGTAGATGGAGAGACATTTGTAAAGCCTGTAGGTGTATTTGTAAGTTTAGGAATAACTACGTCTTTGAAGGTCTTAGAAGATATCAAGAACATTATTTCCGGAAGTGAAGGTTATAGTGCGACTTTGGCAGAGATTAAATCTAAGAAGGTAGCAGGTCAGTTCTTAAATACTGTTACATGTACTACCGGACCTAAACAATATAAAATTACAAATCTTTCAGAGGATATTATGGGAGAGGAGGAGTCTAAGGCAGAATTGGAGAGAATGAAGAACTTGATGAATCCGTCTCAAGATTTAGATATCCTTAAAGAGTATGCACCTAAGATTTCCAGGTTGCAAGACTTGATAGATAAATTAACTTCTACACATGGTTGGGATGCTCATTTGATTCAAAAAGAGGCTTCCGGAGACTATCGAATATTCCATCAATATATTAATTATAAAAAGGAAGGCGAATTGGAATATCGTGTAGGAATATTCGTAACAGAAGATGTTGGAAACGATTAAGAAGGCTGTTTTAATTTCATTACTGTTATTACTTGGGTTTGGATTGGGGGTATTATATTACTCCCACTCCTCTCAAGATAAATCTAAGGGGGAAACTATATTACCTCCTCCAGAAATTATACAACCTGAAAAAAATAAAATTGATTCCCTTGAAGTAGAGATAATATCAAGGGATAGTATTATCAGTTATCTCAGAGAAAAGATTCATAGGATAGAATCTACTCGAACTGATAAAGTAGATAGTATTAGGGAATTACCGACAACAGAAGCGGTAGAATTTCTTAGACTTAAACTTAGAGAATTTGACAGTAAGTATTAAAGAAAATAGAACTTAGAGAACTTACTTTCGTGTTGATAAAAAGCACGATTACTGTCAAGTTCCCTAAGTTTTTTATTTTTCAATTTTAAATGAGATAAGATCTTCTAGAAATGGATTTATAAATTCATTAAAGACATTAGGTGATATATTTTCCTCAATTGATAATTCTATTGGAGAAAACCATCGAGATCTTTGTACTTTTGGAAAATATGGAATTTCTATGATAAAATTATTTTCCAGATTATCATTGTTGTAGTAAAGATCATCCTCTGTGAGTGAGCATTCTTTTAATAATTGCTGATCATTTATTGAATATTTATCTTTGGGAATTATAGCAAAGAGTTTATATGTATCTTTTTTATAATCACTAAATCCTCCTAATAATTTGATTCTTTTTCTAAGAAAAAATTTAATATCTTTCATAATTTTATATAATTTTTAAATTCATTTATTAGGTTTTATCATTAAGTCGATAGCATAATAAGAAAGAGTGTAGTTATTAGTATCAAATTAATATATAATAAGTGATGATAATAAAAAGAAAATTGAAAAATTTCTCCAGAAGTAATGGTAGAGATTTAATAGAACACTTTGCTGTTAAGAGATTTAGTATTATTGAAGAAGAGCAAAGAGAGTATGGGTTAAAAAGATCCATATTAAAAAGTATTGTGAAAGGAAGGAATAAAATTTCAGAATCTTTTAGCAAGTCTGTGTTTGGGAAAAATAAGATTAAAAGTTTAGAGAAAGATATTGAAAAATCAATTTCTAAAAGAGACAAGCTTAAAAAGGAGATTGATGAATTAGATAAAAATGATTTATTAAGAAATTCTTCCGTACAGAACTTATTTTATTGATGCTGAGAATTCTGGAATGAATCATAATAAAAGTTTAAGAAATCCATCTGAAAAAGCTGAGTATAGAAGTCATTTAAAATTCTTAGGATCGAAAGATAAAGCAGTATTTGAAAACAGTGATGATTCAATCTTATTTGATAGAAAATCAGGAGGAAATGCTTCTTTAGCTCATGAAATTGGTCATGTTTTAAATAGAAGATCTAATAATAAATCTTTATCAGAAGCTGATAAAATAGCAAGTATATCAATAACAAAATACAATAATATAATTGATAATCCTGATATAAATGAAACAAAAATTTTTCCATCAAAGAGACGTAATAATTATATAAGTAACAGTATTATCAATAATGAAAAGAATGCTACAAAAACCGGATTAAAACAATTAAAAGAGTCTGGAGCTAGTAGTAAGGAATTAAACGTTGCTAAAAAAGTTCTTAATAAATCTATAGAACATTATAAAGAAGGTGGAAAAATTTATAAAAATAGATCTGCTATTAATAGAATTAAATCTTATAGAAATAAATCAGATAATTAAAGTTTGCTATGAAAATTATAAAGAAAATAATAAAAGTAGTAAGAAAAGATAAGCATGTATTAGTTAGTGATTCTATAAGAGATTTAAATAACGGCTATCAGATATTATTATTTGTTCCAGAAGACGATTATGTAATACCTGATGAATTATATCCTTCAATTGGAGAGGGAATTTCTATACTTTCGGATAATGAAGTTATTAAAATATCAAAATATCTAGATAATAGTTATAAATTAATAGTAGTTCCGGGTTGGTATGATGATCCTTGGAATAATATTGAATGTGAAAAATTCTTAAGAGAGTTTAAAAATAAATTTATTCCTAAATATTAATGATAATGGATAATATTATGGTAGGAATATATCAAGAATCTTCAAACTATAGAGATCTATTTATCTTCTTATTCCTAAATGTGAATATAATATTATTAATTATGATAAGTTAATTTTTCCTGATAACTTACCTCTTGATAGTGATAAAATATCTTGGTGGAAGTGTATGAATGATATTAATATAGAAGATTATTATATATTTAAGTATCCAAAACCTATTCCAGTAGAGATTCCTTTTATGCTTTCAGTACCAGATAATTATTTTTGGAAATGTCATTATAAAGAAGATATTAAGAATTTCTTGGATATTTTTATAGAAAGACTTAAATAATTTTCATACATACTTATTATTTCTTATGAAAAAAATAATCTATTGTCTCTTATTATCTCTATTTTTTATCACTAAAGGATATTCACAAGAGATAATAGAGCATCGTGGAGATACAATGATAGTTATATCTCCTGAAAATCTGAAAACAATTAATAGCATAATAGTAGATCTTGAGTCTTCCGAAAAAATTATAAAACTTCAAGGAGATATAATAAAAGAGGATTCGATTAAGGCAGCGAATCTAGACTCAATTATAATTTATCAGTCTATGATGATGAGGAAAAAAGATGATTATTATGTTAACTCTATACAAGCTTTAGAAAATAGCTTAAAGAAAGAAAAAAGAAAACGTAAATTATGGGCAGGTGCTTTAGGTTGTGTAGCAGTAATCCTAGGTGCTCTTGCCATAAGTAATTAAAAAGTCATGGTAGAAGTAGTTATTAATTATGATCAGTCTACACAAGAATATAAGATCTACGAACCTACGACAGATACTCTTTTGATATCTAGTAACCTGACTGAAGCGTTCGTTAATCTTTCTGTATTCTTAACATCAGCTGGATTAATTCAGGGCGACATATTGAATTATCCAGAAATATCTTATCACTTCGACAGTCATACAGTAAAGTCGATGATAGAGAGTAATGTAAATCTCCTTAAACGTCTACAAACAGCTCCTTCAGGATTTATGATTAGTAGTCAGAAGTTTGGCGGCTCTACTACATCTCCTATCAAACCTAAGAAACAAGAAAGTGGGTTTGATAGTAATGGTTTTAATAAATCTTATCAAGCAGATAGACGTTTTAGTGGGAAAAAGTCTTCTAGTTTTTCAGGGAAGTCAGGATTTAAGACATCTAATAAAAAATTTGGAGGACAATAAATAAATTTTAAAGTTATTAATAAAACTAAGAAAAAATGGGATACCAATTACAAGTTAAAACATCATTTGTATCTCCGGTAACATTAAAAATATTTACAGAGAATGGATATTTACCTATTTTTATAATAAGAAATATTAGTAATTCAGAATTAATTGGTAAGTATAATGGAACGGCAGTACATTTTAGAAATTTAGCTCCAAGTACAGAATTATTTAGAGCAAAGAGAGACGGGCTTATTGATTTTACAGAATTTTCTAAGAGATATATTATTGAGATGTCGAATGTAAATTTTGTAGAGGTTATTGATAAACTTAATTACTTGGCTGAACTTAGTAATGCAAGAGGAGTTATATTAATGGGTTATGGTTCTGATGATAAAATATGTCACAGATCTATCTTATCTAACCTAATTAACAGTATGGGAATATTAAACAGTCATATAACAGAAATAATACTATGAGAAGTAATCCTAGAGAAATTGAAATCCAGGAAGACATAGTAGCTAAATTAGATAGACTTGACATACATCCTTACTCAATAATATGTTCTTTTGCGATAGGAGAAGGAATTATATCAATTACATTTTACCTGAAACAAGATTTATCCGAGTTTCTTGATCTTTTAAGTTATAGAAGTCAATGTGATAAAACGGGATATTTAGTGATGGAAGATAATAATACAATAATTCTTTCAGGGTTGGCTTTAATTAATTTATATACACTATTATGAAAGATGCCTGGTTTAAAGAAGTATTTACCGAGTTTTACAAATTATCTTATATACGAGAAGGCAAATCTAAGAGAATCGTTCTAAAAGGACTTAGTGATCATAAGGTTTTAGATTATGTTATCCTAAGAATTACACCTACAGAAGATGTTATTTATTATCTCTATAATGGTTCTTCGATTCATATTCCAGAAAAATGGATTGATCTATTTTCAAGTTTTAATACTCATTCAGGGTTTAGAGTCTTGGAGTGTTATGATAGTGATGTAGATGGATCTTTAAGTCATTTTGGATATCTTATGACAAGGTTAATTTGTCACTTAGATAAAAGTCTATCTAAAATTGAAGGAGAGGAGCTTTTGAATGTTCTTGGAGAGATAAGTGTAATTGGTACGAAAGAATTTAGAGAATGGTGCCTTGAAGAATTTGGATTAGAACTTGATCCCTTCGAATATCGTTCTTTGGATGAAAATTTAGATATTTAAAATTGATGAGATGAAACAGTTTGATATTTATACTGACGGATCTCACCTAGACAAACAAAATAATGGAAGACTTGGTATCGGAGGAGTTCTTATTGACCCTACCGGACCTGGAATGGGAACTATGCTTAATAAATTCTCAATTGAATTAACTCCTGAATATATGAATTTATCTTTTGGAGCTCAGAAGTGTAGCAATCCTAGTGCGGAGTTAGTAGCAGTTTTACATGCTTTATATGAATTTCGTGGTTCTTGGGGTCCGAATGATATTGTAGTAGTCCATGCAGATTATCTTGGTGTTCGAGAATGGATGACTGGTAATTGGAAAGTAAAAGAACCATACATTGCTCGAATTAAAGGTGATATTGATAAAGAAATAATTAAACAGGGTTTACAAAGAAGAATTGAGTATAAGTGGGTAAAGGGACATCAGAAAAATAATGGTGTTGATGCCGATATATACTGGAATAACTATGTAGATTCTCTAGCTAAAGGCAAAGGATAAAATGTTGAATAGTTGTAGAAACTCAAGAATTGTAGGTCCTTCTGGAATTTGGGAATATGAACAGTTGATCGGTGCTAAGGTAAAAGTTAGTTCATTACCTGTTAGTAATTTCTTTGGTTGTTTCTCAGGTGGAGGAAGTAATGATCTATTAACTATTAAAGATATTTATTTTAGAATATCTCTTGATGGAAAAACTATAACAGTGATCGAATTAACCGAGTATCCAGGGAAAATATTTACTTGGAAAGATTTGGAAATTATCGAGCTTAATGTTATTAGTAAGTTTAAAGCTGTATGTGGAACTTTCTTATCTAATCAATCAATTTGTGGATATGGAGTTGATACTGAAGCTTCTTGGATAAAAGATATGTCAAATGGAATAGCTTTTATCGATGAAAAGGGAAATATAATAACTAATCGTATAGTGAGAATCGTTGGAGCAAATGTAGAGGATATTAATACCGATACAAATGAAATTACAGATATAGATGTAAACTTCAATGGTGATATACTAGATAAAAGATAATAAAAATGGCACAATCACAGTTAACAAGATTTGAATGTATTTATGCCAATCGAGATGAAGCACTTAAGGCTCTCTCATGTGCATCTAGACAATATGCTGAATTAGTTGCTGTAAGATATTATAATGAAGTTGAAGATGTTTGTATTCTTTTAGTAATTTTTAAGAGTGCAGACTTAGGTGATTTTGACATTGTTTCAGATACTATGGAATTAAGTCAAGGTCCTAGAATATTTACAGCAAAAAAACAGTCAGAGGAACAATCAGATCAGGAGTGTATCTTGATTGCGTTGTTTGGTGAAAAACCTAAGAATGGAGATGTAGTAATCCTGACTTCTTATGACGGTACTACTTCCATTACTTATACAATGATCGGAGGACAGTGGATAAAAACTGGTGGAACTACTGCAGATGGACTTGGAATTATATTTGAAGATTCTAATACCATCGATTTTACAATGAGTCCTGGTCCTACTGAATCTAAGAAAACATTAACCGCTGATGTAAAATTGGATAATAATAATTTGATTTATGATGAGAAGGTTGATGGAATTCGTATTAATAAAATCTATGGAGGAACATTCTAAATGAAAAAAGTAAGAAGCCCGAAAGATATAAAAGTGATCTCCGGACGTTCTGCTAGAAATACAGCTCCTTTTGTTGGAAGACTTGGTAAACCTCTTAATCCAGGGGCTCTAAAATTTAAGCAGAGTAATATTCCAGGAGGAGATATATTTAATGATTATCTCTTAGATTTAATGAAATTAAAATAAGAAAAATATTATGGACTTGCTTGATAGAACTGATGTTAGTAATAAAAATCCTGGGGATTCATTAACTAGTGCTGATATCAATAGTATAAATAATACTGTTAATGCTGCAGTTAGTTATATAAATGAAAACTTAAAAGATTTTTGTAATGCTAATGCTGAAATAAATAATTATGAAAGAAAATTAACTCTTTCGGGAGCAATTAGATTAGTACCTGAAGCAAGACGACGTAGCGGATTGAAAATTAGATTTCTTGGTAGTGAAGGTGCATATTCAGAATATATTTATAAAGGACCAGATGCTGATGAATCTAATTGGGCTAATGAAGATAATTGGAAATCTCCTTACAACATTATTGACGGAGGAGAGTGGTAAGTTTAAATAATAACATAAATTATGAAAAATAGTTATATAAAAACTACATGGATTGATAATAAAACTCCTGTTAATGCGGCTAATTTAAATAAGATCGAGAGTGCTTTATCAGATCTTTATACTAACGCTCTTAGTTCTTCTGAGATTTTAGAAGGAGATGGTATTAGAATTACTAATACTAGTTGTCAGTCAGATTGTTACGGTAATACTACAAAAGGTATTCAATTTTCTGTATCAGATCGTGTAATGCAGTCTGATTCTTGTAAAGGTGTTGATATTGTAACAAATACCTTGGATATCCTTCAATTTGAAAAGGATAGATTATACCTATTCTTAGATCTAGAGAGAAAAACTTTGGTTAAGATGGTAATAAACGGAGTTACTATTTTTGAAGTGAAATAATAATGAGATGGAACGATAAAAACGGATACATCACATATAAACAAGCTCTTCAAAATATTAAATCATGTCTAGGGATAGCTAAGATAGATTATTCCATGAGATGTGAATTAGCTCCGTATATCACATATATCTTAAAATATATATCAGATAGATTAACTTTACTTCCAGAAGGATCAGATGTCAAAACTTATATTCAAGAGTTTTTTGATATTCGAGATCATGGTGAAGCTAAGATTGTATTTTATGCTGTAGATGAACTTAGATGTGAACTTGGAATTGATAATGGTGAAATATACGTTGAAGGTTCTGAGATTCCATACAATGAGGATAGATTTATTTATGCATGGAGTAATGTTTTGACTGCTATGTTAGTTAGAATTTTATTCCAGTATCAAAATCTTCTAGCTCAACCCGAATCTAATGACTGCCCTTGTAATAATGAATGTGGAAGAGGACAGACTACAGCTGATTACGAATCTTGGAGTTCTGGTGTTTATCCAGAAGATGAAAGTTATTCTTACTATAATTATAAAGAAGTAAACAATACGGAATGGAGAACTAATAATGATGTTCCGGAGTGTACAAAATGTCTAAGACAATGAGTGATATAATTGTAAAAAATCAACTTCCTGAACCAACCGTAATTATTCTTAAAAATTCGGTAGAACAGGGAAAGATGCCTACTCCAGAACAGCTTGAAGTAGGTGAATTAGGTTTAGGTCTTCATGCCGGAGAGGAAAGTATATGGGTCAAAAATTCTGATGGTGTAGTTGTAGATCTTAGAGTTCCTAGAGTTGATAATTTTTGGGGTGATTTTCTCCTTGAATATGAAACTCTTGAGGAATTTAATGCAGATCTAGAAGCCGGAAAAATTAGTGATACTTCGATAGCTTTCATCAAAGGATCTAGACAGGCTTGGACTAAAGGAACTTTCTTCGCATTATCGGAGGAAGAAATAAATAAACTGATCGATAGTAAAGTATTGTTATTCCCAAGTATGACTTCTGAGTTAACATCAGAAAGTACATCTGAAGAAATAGCAGAAATTTTTGGTGGAGCAGAGAATTTTGTTAAGCTTACTGAAAAGATTAAAGATCAGATTTCAATTGCGTCTTTAAGAGTAGATTCTGGGAAAGCGATAGTTCCTGTATCTATTCAATCTAGTATTATAGAGTGTGAAACTCAGTGTAAAAATGTATTAGTTCTAGAGTGGATTTATTCAGGGAAATATTATTCAGAAAAGATTATCCTGAATAGTTTTACATCTGAATTCTCAGTTGAAAGAGAATTTACAGAATCTACTTTTATTGAGGTAGTAGAAAAAATAGATGAGCTTTTTAATACAAACTTAGAACTTGTAGAACCTAAGATTAATGGAACTTGGGATTTCTATAATAATGCATTCGAACCTATAACAATTACTCCAAGTCCAAATAAATATAATCCTGTAATTGAAAATGGATATAAGGCTGTTTTCAAAGGAGTTTATACATGGACAAGTGAAGATGGAAAGAAAGATCCTACTGGAGTTGTTAAGGGTTCATTCTGGGATACTCTTACAGGTACTGATGTTAGTTCTGATATAGTAACTAGTCCTTATTATACAGAAGATGCTACTATTTCTATTAAACTTGAAGCTCCTAAGACTGGTTTTATGGTTAGAGGAGAAGATGTTGTTAGAAGTACTGGCGTTTATGATTATACAGAAGATACTAGATCAGTAACATTCGCACATAGATTATTCTATGGTGTATCTACTAAGGGAAAAGACTTAGTAGAGTATGATATTAAATCTCTGAAAACATCTGAATTAATTACTGAACATCCTAAAAAGACTCTAGAACATTTTTCTACAGAAATGAATGAATATGCTATTATTGCTTATCCTAAGGTTCTTGGAGACTTAGATAGTATTTATCAAGACGGAATTCGTGTAATTAAAGCATTTAACAAAGTAGAAATTGAAATCATTAATGGCGCTGGGATTGCTATAGATTATGTAGTTTATATTACTAATCATCCAGGTGCTTTTACTGATGTTGAATTAGAATTTAAATAAAATTAGTACAATGGCATTAAATTTTGCAGATAGATTAGTGTCAAACAATCCTAGTGCTTATGGGATTGTTAGAGCTATAGAAGTTAGCGGGCACAAAACAGTATCTTCTCTTTCAGCATTGTATAAGATCCCTGATTGTATTCTTTCAGACTCAGGAGATAATACTAGTAATGATTCTCTTGGTCAGTTATGGTATGTAGTTGATCGGAATGAAGTTTACCAGCTTATCGATTGGGAAAAGAGACATGAGGAATCTGGGTGGAAGCCGTATTTGTCTGGAATGATAACAGATGAAGCCCTGGAAGAGATATTGAAAACTAAGCAAGATAAGTTAATTGCTGGAGAAGGGATTAGTATCAGTGAAGATAATGTAATTTCCTGCACTATAGATACATCACTTTTTAGAATGGTGGATGAGCTACCTTCTTTGGAGGAAGCAGAGACAAATAAAATTTATCTTCTTAGAAAAGAAAATAATATCGGAGAACTTCAGAGTTATACTGAATATATAGTAACTATTAAGGTTGACGAAGAAGGGAAAGAAATAAAAGAATGGGAAAAGATCGGTGAATATGATTTATCTATTGAACTTGCTCCCTATCTTAAAATAGAAGATGCAGAAAAGACTTACGTAAAGAAGGAAAACATCGTAGATTCATTCGAAGGTGGTGATCCTAAAGAGCAAGTTTTATCTGCTGAAAAAGGAAAAGAACTTAAAGAACTCGTAGATTCATTAGAGGAAAGAAAAGTAGATAGTGTAACAGCTACTGAGGGAAAAGGAATCATAGTAGAAGGTACTCATAACGATCCTACTATTGGTGTTCTTCGTGATCCTGAGTCTGAAGGATTTTTTACAATCGAAGAAACAGGTCTTAAACTTAGTGGTGTTCAGGATGCTATTGATGAAGCAGTTGGTGAATTAACTGATAGAGTAGAACTTGAATCTGATGTAGTCTATAATATCAATGAAATATTTCCAGGTGAAGGTAAGGGAGAAAATGGAGATCAGTGGCACATCCAATATGCTGCTGCTAAATTAGATGCTTTCCTTCCAGCTGAAAAGAAAGTTCCAGGTATAAAAGTTAAGTTTATTAACTTAGACGGTAACTGGAGAACTTTCACTTTCAATGGTGGATATTTCTTGGATGGTAGAAACTGGAGTTATGATATCACTTCTAATGACTTCACTGAATTAGCTACAGAAAATCTTCCAACAGCTACTCCAGAATCAAATGGAGTAATGTCAAAAGAAGATAAAGCTAAACTTGATGGAATTAGTGAAACTATCAATAAAGATGTAGATGATAAGATTGCAGAAGTTAAAGAGACAATCGATAACTATACTGTAAATGGTTATAAAATTTCCACAAATCCATCTTTAGATAGAAATGATATCGGTCTTGGAAATGTTACTAATGACGCTCAGATAAAACGCTCTGAAATGGGTGTTCCTAAGGGTGTTGCTACTCTTGGAGAAGATGGTAAAGTTCCGGAATCACAACTTCCAGATTCAGTTCTTGGAAATGTTAAATATCAAGGAGTTTGGGATGCAGTTAATAATGTTCCTAAACTTGAACTTAACGATTTTGATTCCAATGGTCATTACTATATAGCTATTAATAAAGGCTCTCAATTTGGATATGATTTTGATCCAGGTGATTGGGTAATTAATAGTAATGGTAGATGGGTTAAAATTGATAATGTAGATTCAGTTAAGTCTGTAAATGGTCAGGTCGGAATTGTTGAATTAGGTATAGAGGATATTCCTAATCTTAAGGAAACTCTAGATTCTAAAGCAACTAATGATGATTTCAATAGACACTTAACAGACTATAAGAATCCTCACAAGGTTACTAAAGATCAAGTAGGTCTGGGTAATGTAGATAATACAGCAGATAAGGATAAACCTGTTTCTGATGCTACACAGGCATTAATTGATCAAACAAGAACCGTACTAGAAAATAAAATTTCTGAATTACAAACTAATACTGAGGCAGACTTAGAAGTATTTAGATCAGAATTTGAGAATAAATTAGCCAAACTTGCTGCTAAAGAAGAAGCTGATATTGTTGCTGTTAATAATAGTCTGAAGGAAGCAAAGACAGAACTTCAGAATAATATTGATAACTTAGCATCAAAGACAGAAAATGATTTAACAGTTGCTAAGAAAGAGTTGGATAATAAGATCTCTGAATTATCAACTAAAACAGAATCTGATCTTTCTACTCTTAGAGCTGACTTAGAATCTAGTATTTCTGTAACTAAAACAGAGCTTGAGAAGAGTATATCTGAATTGGCATCTAAAACAGAAAATGATCTTAATACTGCTAAATCAGAACTTGAAAAAGCTATATCAGACCTAACTGCTAAAGAAGAAGCTGATATTGTTGCTGTTAATAATGCTCTTTCTGAAGCTAAGAAAGAATTAGAAAACAGTATCTCTAGTTTAGCATCTAAGACAGAAAATGATCTTAGTTTAGCAACAAAAGAGTTGAATAATAAGATCTCTGAATTAGCTACTAAAACAGAATCCGATCTTTCTACTCTTAGAGCTGACTTAGAATCTAGTATTTCCGTAACTAAGACTGATCTAGAATCTAAGATCACTGAATTAGCAACTAAGACTGATGCTAAATTCCAAGCAACTGATTCTAAGATTGAAGCAACTAAGACAGAGCTTCAAACTAATATTGATAACCTATCTCATCGTCATGATGATGATATGAAAGATATTAGAAGAGAAATCGAAGAGGCTACTGCTGGTTCTAATGAAGCACTTAATACACACATCCAAGATAAGAGTAATCCTCATCAAGTAACTAAAGAACAGGTAGGTCTTGGTAATGTTACAGATGATGCACAGGTTAAGCGTTCCGAAATGGGTATGCCAGAAGGAGTTGCTACACTTGATGCAACCGGAAAAGTGCCTTCATCTCAATTACCTAGTTTCGTAGATGATGTAATCGAAGTAGATTCATTTGACTTACTTCCTGAAACTGGTGAAACTGGTAAGATCTATGTAACTAAGGATACTAACTTGACTTATAGATGGTCAGGCTCTCAGTATGTAGAAATTTCTGAATCACTTGCACTTGGAGAAACGTCTAGTACAGCTTACCCAGGAGACAAAGGTAAAGCTACTACAGACAAGGTTAATGCTCATACTTCAGACTACAATAATCCTCATAAAGTAGATAAAGCTCAGGTAGGTCTTGGAAACGTTGATAATACAGCTGACCTCGATAAACCAGTATCTAATGCTACACAGGAATTAGTAGATAATACTAAGAAAGAGCTAGAAGAAAAGATTAATAACTCAGGAAACGACTTACAAGATAACATTGATAAGATTGACGAGAGAGTTACTAATATTGAAGATTCTATTGCTCAGCCTGGTGGTTTAGCTACTCTTGATGATGCCGGAAAAGTACCTCTAGAACAATTGCCAAGTTTAGTAGATGATGTAATTGAAGTAGACTCTTTCGAACATCTACCTGAAGCTGGAGAAGTTGGAAAAATCTATGTTACTAAGGATACTAATCTTCTTTATCGTTGGACAGGGGTTAAATATGTAGAAGTATCAGAATCTCTCCACTTAGGTGAAACGGCTGATACTGCTTATGCGGGAGATAAAGGCAAGGAGACAACTGATAAGGTTAATTCTCATATCTCAGACTTCAATAATCCGCATAAAGTTACAGCCGAACAAGTAGGCTTAGGTAATGTTGATAATACTTCTGATATCAATAAACCTGTTTCTACCGCACAACAAGAAGCTTTAGATGCAGTTAAGACCGAACTTGAGGAGAAAATTAATAACTCTGGTAGTGATCTTCAAGGTAATATTGATAAGATTGACGAGAGAGTTACTAATATCGAAAACTCAGTAGGTGCTCCTGATGGTATAGCTACACTTGATTCCGAAGGTAAATTAGAAGTTTCACAGATCCCTAACGAAGCTCTGAATGTTATCGAAGGTAAGTATATGACTGAAACTCAATTTACTGATTCTGAAGGTGTAGAGTTTATTCCAAGACATAATACTATTTATATTGATAGTATCGGTGGTTCGAATAAACTTTATCGCTGGGATGGATTCAAGTATGTAGAAGTATCAGATTCAGATAATGTTACAGAAGCTATTGACAATCACATCAAAGATTTCAATAATCCACATAAAGTAACAGCCGAACAAATTGGGCTTGGAAACGTAGATAATACAGCCGATATTGATAAGCCAATATCTACTGCTGTTCAAGAAGCTTTAGATACTGTAAACACTAAAGTAACTGAACACACTGAGAATAAAGAAAATCCTCATGGTGTTACAGCAGAACAAATTGGCTTAGGAAATGTAGATAATACGGCTGATTATGATAAACCTGTTTCTAAGGCTACTCAAGATGAAATCGATAGAATTGACGGTCGTATTGATACAATCGATAATTCAATTGGTGTTCCTAGTGGTATTGCAACTCTTGATGGCAATGGTAAATTAACAGATTCTCAAATACCAGACAAGACGATTAATGTTCTTGTAGGTAAACTTATGAGTGAAACAGAATTCAAGGACGAAGAAGGTAATACTTATGAACCTAGAACTGGAGTAATTTATATTGATACTGTTTCTGGTACTGAGAAAATATATAGATGGAATAAATATGAATATGTAGAGATTTCAAATACAGAATTACTTGAAGGTGCATTAAATTCTCACGTTCAGGATAAGAATAATCCTCATCAAGTAACCAAAGAGCAGATTGGGTTAAGTGAAGTAACAAATGATGCTCAAGTTAAGAGATCAGAAATGGGAACTCCGGAAGGTGTTGCTACTCTTAACGAAAATGGTAAAATTCCTGTGGAACAACTTCCAGGACAAGTTGATGAAGTATTTGGAATTGATCGTTTCGTATCAACAAAAACAGATATTCCTTCTTCTAGATTAGTAATTGGTTCCACTTACTATGTAGAAGATGAGAAGAAAATATATACAGCAATTTCTGAAACGGAATTAGATGAAGGTGCTACTCCTGATAAAGGTGTAATCTATTCTAATCGAGAAACTAATATAATCTATCGTTGGGATGGTGCTGAATTAGTAGAAATTGGTAACCCTATTCATCTTGGTGAAGTAGCTGGAACTGCATATCCTGGAGATAAAGGTAAGGCTACTACAGATAAAGTTAATGCTCATGTGGCTGACTTTGAAAATCCTCACCAAGTAACTAAAGAACAGATCGGTCTTGGAAATGTAGATAATACTTCTGATGCTGATAAGCCTATTTCTAGTGCAGTCCAAGAAGCTTTAGATGCTGTTAATAAAGAAGTTTCAGAACATAAAGCTGATAAGAATAATCCTCATGAGGTAACAAAAGCTCAGGTAGGTTTAGGAAATGTAGATAATACTGCAGACCTTGATAAACCAGTATCTAATGCTACACAGGAATTAGTAGATAATACTAAGAAAGAGCTTGATACTAAGATAGATAATCATACTTCAGACTTTAACAATCCTCATAAGGTAACAAAAGAACAAGTAGGACTAGGGAATGTTGATAATACAGCTGATATTAATAAGCCTGTATCTGTAGCACAACAAGCTTTAGTAGATTCTACAAAGGCAGAGTTGAAGAAAGATATTGGTGATATTGAAAAAGATGTTACTAATCACATAGCTGACAAGAATAATCCTCATGAAGTAAATAAACTTCAGGTAGGTCTTGGAAATGTTGATAATACATCAGATATCAATAAACCTGTATCTATTGCACAACAAGCTGCTTTAGATAAACTTAAGAGTGATCTTGAATCTATTATAGGTTCTACAGGAACAGATCTTAGTGCTCACTTGAAAGACTTTGATAATCCTCATAAGGTTACTAAAGATCAGGTTGGACTTGGTAAGGTGGATAACACTGCTGACCTTGAAAAACCTGTCTCTGTAGCAACTCAAGAGGCAATCAATGCTGTTCAGTCTAATCTTGATAAGACCAATATTTCATTAGAGAATCATATTGCAGATAAGAAGAATCCTCATGAAGTAACGAAGGAACAAGTAGGTCTAGGTAATGTAGATAATACATCTGACTTAGATAAACCTGTTTCTCATTATCAACAGGATGCTCTTGATGAACTTGAAAGAAGACTTCAAGGTTCTATTGATGGTTCTGGTTCTGATCTTAGTGCTCATATTTCAGATTTTAATAATCCGCATAAAGTAACTAAGGATCAGGTTGGACTTGGTAATGTAGATAATACAGCTGACAAGGATAAACCTATTTCTGATGCTACACAGAAAGCTTTGGATAGTATTAAGACAGAAACTAATACTATTATCGAAACTCATATAGCAGATAAGAATAATCCTCATGAAGTAACTAAGGAACAGATTGGATTAGGTGAAGTAACAAATGATGCTCAAGTAAAACGTTCAGAGATGGGCGTAGCTGGGGGAGTTGCTACACTTGACCAAGAAGGCAAAGTTCCTAGTTCTCAATTACCTAGCTTTGTAGACGATGTTATTGAAGTAGATTCTTACGATAACTTGCCTACTACAGGTGAAGCTGGAAAGATTTACGTAACCAAAGACACTAACCTAACCTATAGATGGTCTGGTTCTCGATATATTGAAATTTCTGCTTCCTTAGCCCTCGGAGAAACTAGCTCAACCGCATATCCAGGTGACAAGGGAAAAGAAACAACTGATAAGGTTAATACTCACGTAGCTGATCTTAATAATCCTCACCAAGTAACTAAAGAACAGGTTGGACTTGGAAATGTAGATAATACATCCGACCTTGATAAGCCTGTTTCTAATGCTACTCAAGAATTAGTAGACAACACTAAGAAAGAACTTGAGGATCTGATTACTTCTAATGAGGGAGGTCTAGATAATCATATTAAAGATTTCAATAATCCTCATAAAGTAACGAAAGATCAAGTAGGTCTAGGTAACGTTGATAATACTTCAGATAAAGATAAACCTTTGTCTGATGCAGCTAAAGAAGCTATCAACGAGGTTAAGACTCTAATTACTTCTTCTGGAACTGACTTAAGCAATCATATTAAAGATTATACAAATCCTCATAGAGTAACTGCAGAACAAGTAGGTCTCGGAAATGTAAATAATACTTCCGACCTTGACAAACCTATTTCTAATGCTACTCAGAAGGAACTTGATAAACTTGACGCTAAGATTGATAAGATTAATACAGATCAGGGAACAGATCTTAGTGCTCACTTGAGAGATTTCAGTAATCCTCATAAAGTAACTAAAGAACAAATTGGACTCGGAAATGTAGATAATACTGCAGATCTCGATAAACCAATATCTACTGCTACACAAAAAGCAATTGATGATGCCAAAGCAGCTAATAATACTGCTTTAGATAATCATGCTAATCGTACAGATAATCCTCATAAGGTAACTAAGGATCAAGTAGGTTTAGGTAACGTTGATAATACAGCCGATATTAATAAACCTGTATCTGTAGCACAGCAGAATGCTCTTGATACTTTATCTAATAGTTTAAATACAGCTATTAATAATCACGTAGGTAATACTAATAATCCTCATCAAGTAACTAAAGAACAAGTAGGTCTCGGAAAAGTAGATAATACATCTGACTTAGAAAAGCCTATTTCAGTAGCAACTCAAAACGCTATTTCTGAAGTTGTTTCTAATCTGGATAAACATATTGCAGATAAGAACAATCCTCATGAAGTAACAAAAGAGCAAATTGGACTTGGTAGAGTTGATAATACATCAGACCTCGAGAAACCTATTTCAACAGCTACTCAGGTTGCTCTTGATAAGAAGGCTGAACTTGGACCTGATGGAAAAATACCTGAAAGTCAATTACCTGAAAGAACAATGCATAGTTTGTTCTATAAGGGTACTTGGGATGCTGAAAGGAATTTACCAACACTAGCTAATGGAGATAAGGCACAAGATGGTGATTACTATTTAGTTAATAATGATGGTGAGTCCTTTGGATATAAATTCATGGTAAATGATATTATATTCAATGCCAGTGGAATTTGGTATAGAATGATGGGCTCTAATAAGAGAGATAATCCTACTGAATTTAAGATTACTAAATTCACAGCAGATAGAACTTTATTAGAGAGAGGTGAATCAACAGAAATTACTCTTGAATGGGAATATCAATTGACCCCAAGTGGACAAATTAATTTCCAATTCATAGATGCTCATGATATTCCTGTTGAGGAACGTACTTATAAGATTACTGCCACTGGAGGACAAACATTCACATTGAGAGGTTCGTATCTAAGTGAAGTTGCAACAGCTACTTTAACGATTGATACAGCTGATAAGGTTTATGTAGGTGCATCAAGTAATTCTGCTCCTACTGACTCTGACTTTATAGCAATGAATTCTTTCTTCTCCTTCGGTGATAATGAATTCCCATTCACTCCTATTGATTGTTCAGGAGGTAAGTATATTTACGTAGCAATTCCAACAGAAGAGTATAGTAAGTATAGAATCTATTGTAATAATTATCCTGTTGATGATGTAACAGTATACTCTAGACGTATAACTAACATCTTTACTGGATATACTGATTATACAATTACTAAACTTGCTAATCTCTATCATGGAATACTAAATATTGAAGTTAAATTAATTGATAAAAGATAATGCCAGAAAATAATTTAAAAGGAACGGTACTCTATTCGGGTATCGTTCCCACCAATACTTCTGACGTATATCCAACACATTCAGCCATTTATGGTATGGGAGGCTACCGCTCAGTGAAAACAATAGCTGAGCGGGATGCTATTCCTGTAGAGCGTTTAGAATTAGGTGCTAAGGTATTAGTTACTGACCTAGAGACTGAATATTATGTACGAAGTATTGCAGAGGATGGTACTGTAACTTGGGAATTAGATACTAGACTAATAGCAGATAGATTACTTCCTACTCCTATGATGGAAGGTACTTGGAGTTTTTCTAATAGTCTTGGAGAAGAAGTAACTGCAGATAGCCTTGGTATAACAAATGTAAATTCTAAAGTTATAACTATAGAGAAAGGATATAAAGCAAGTTTAGCTGGTAGATTTAAATGGACAGTAACAGATTACCAAACATATAAAGATCCAGAAACTTGTAGTGGAGATCTTGGGACTACTTTACCTAGTAATGGAGTATTTTCGGAAATTAGTAATATAACTGGTATAACAGAAAATAGAATAATTAAGGAAACTATTTCAGCCAAGAAAAAAGGCTTAATGATTAGCGGAAATTCTGTTATAAAAGCAGAAGGACTTGATAGTTTTTCCGATCAATATGAGATAAAGTTTAGACCAAGAATATATTTTGGAACAGTAACTAGTAAAACTCCATCTGCTAGTGATATATTAGCATTATCAGGAACAAAATTATTGGATGAAAGTAACTCTGAAAGAATAACTAATATTACCGCTTCAGGTACTCAGTATTATTGCTATTCTTACCCGAAAGAACTTGGAACTCTTAGTATGATTGTTCAAAATGGAGGTGCTGCTATATTAGAAGATTTTACTAGATCTGAAATTAATATAGTAAGTGGTTCTGGAATTTCAACTTCTCATTATGTATATATTTCGAAATACAAAGGAGCATTTCAGAATGTTATATTAGATTTTAAAATTTAAAAATAGAATACAATGGCTAAATATCCGGCACAATTACAATCTGCGAATCTTAATGAATTCGGTATTGTCTATGCTGAAGAAATACAAGGCCATAAAACAGTTGCTACTCTGAATGCACTTTATGCTATCACAGATCCTATTCTTAGCAAATCCGTAGTGAATACAAATAATGATGCTATCGGGCAAGAATGGTTCGTTACATCAGAGGGTTGTTATTACAGATTAGACAACTGGGCCAATAGACATACAGCTTCTGGATGGACTAAACTTCAAGTAATAGATACAGAGTTTAATAGTCTTTCTGCACATGGAGCTGATAAGATAAAAAATTTCACGACATCTCCTAGCACAGTTACTCTCAACTATAATACGTGGAGATCTTCGACTGTTAATGAAGATGGAACCGCTGTGATAAACGCTGCTACTCAATCTGCAGCGGGTGTTCTAAGCGCAGCGGATAAAACTAAATTAGATGGATTAAATACAGATTCTATTAATGATATATCTGTAACATCTAATGCTAATAAAGCTACTATTACATTTGTATCTGATAATGGTAATGAAGAAGATATAAGTACTACTATAGATTTTCCTATATCTACTTCTACCGCAGCAGGTACAATGAGCGCCAAAGATAAAACAGAATTAGATAGAATCAATACTGCTAACTTTGCTCTTGGCGCTGTAACTCCTGCTGCGTCTACTGTAGGTATAGCTGCTTCTAAAACTAATGTTACTGATGGTACTACCGCTGCGAATAATATTACGCTGCCTGCTGCTACTCAATCTGCAGCGGGTGTTCTAAGCGCAGCGGATAAAACTAAAGTTGACCGAATCACAGGTACTAATCATGTTATTTCTCAACCTACTACAACAGCTACCTCAAGAGTAATTACTATAACGGGTATAAATCCTACAGATAATAAAGCAGTTTCTAGTTCTATTACTCTTCCAGAAGTATCAGAAACTCAGGCAGGCCTTGCAAGTGCATCTGATAAGAAGACTCTCAATGCTATTAAAACTCTTTGGAATTCTTCTCACTTGAAAGATGATAATTGTTGGACTAGAACAGCTTCTAATGTAGCTATAAACTTCACTTGTACTGATGTTAGTGGTAATTCTACAGATACTGACGCAAAAAGTGAACATTCTGTTAATATTGGAGCTGCATCATCTACTCTTGCAGGGGTAATGACTTCAACCGATAAGACTGAACTTGACAGAATAACTACAGCGAATTTTGCTTTAGGTGCAGTTACGCCAGCAGCTTCAAGTGTAGCTATCGCAGCAACAAAAACAACTATTTCTACAGGAGTTAGTGCAGCAAACAATATAACTCTTCCCGCTGCAACTGCTAGTGTAGCTGGTGTTATGACTGCTGCAGATAAAGTAAAGCTTGATACTACTCTTCCTAACTTAATTAACTCTAATAAAACAACTATTGATAATTATACTGTAAATGGAATTAAAATTTCTACTAATCCCGTTGTAACAGGAGCAAATACTAAAGTAACTGGGTATTCAAAACCAACTACGACTGGAGCTATTGCAGCAACTGATAGTATCAATGGAGCTCTTGGAAAATTAGAGAAAAAGTTAGATGATGAAGTAACTAATAGAACTAATGCTGTTTCAAATCTAACTAATACAGTAAATAATAATAAGACTACAATAGATAACTATACTGTTGGAGGAATAAAAATTTCTGCTAATCCTAAAGTGGCAAATGGAACAAATACTACAGTATCTACTGCTAATAGTACGATTACTTGGTCTCTAAACTCTACTATATCACTTACTAGAGTTAATGCTTCTAGTGGATTCTATCAGACTTCAGATAAACGTTTGAAATCAGATATTAAACCTTTGGAACATACACTTGAGGAGATTTGTTCTATTCCGACAGATTCATTTATTTTAGGTGGGAAAAAAGACCTTGGAACTATAGCACAAGAACTTGAACCAACTTTCCCTGAACTAGTAACAGACGCCGAACTTAAACAATCCGATGTACCTAACCCTGAAAACTTTGAAACCATTGAGAAAGATGGTGAAACTTATGTTCTAGTTAAAGAAGTTGATTATGCTAAAATGAGTGTTCTAGCAATCGAAGGTATTAAATTACTTAAGGCCGAAATAGATGAACTTAAAAAGCAGTTATTAGATAAATAAAATAAAGGGAGGTTGATCAAGAGTAAAAACTTGATTGCCTCCTTTTAAATTTAAAAGTAGGAATGAAATGGATCAAATAATTAATTTTAAAATAAATACAGAACTATTTACAAGTAGATCTGAAGCGATCCTAGCCTTAGAAAACATTATATTTACTCAAGGAGAGCCAGTTATTGCAATTTATGGAACTACTTCTCAAAATGCTAAAATTATTCTAGCCGTCGGAAAAAGAAATGGAGCTGGAAAAAATGCATTTGAAATAATTTCCACTAAAGAAGATATGTCTGAAACTTTGAATATTATTAATTCTTTGAATAATGAGTTCACAGAACATATCAAAGCAGAAGCAGGTGATAAGCTTGGACATGTAATAACAGGAGGAGATATTGTTTTCTCTGGAGGTATAGGAACTGTAGTTTCGGCTGGAAAGGTAAAAAATAAACTTACTTTTACTGGTGGAACTTTTGAAGGAACAGATAAAACTACATTTGATGGTTCTGAGGCTGTAACGATAAAAATTCCTAGCCCCTCATTTACTGTTCCTAAACCATTAGGACATGCAATAGCTGGAGAATCTAAGGAGTGGGCTAGAGCTGACCATGTGCATGAAGCTCCTAAATCAGTCTCTGGAAATGCTGGTAGTGCTGATAAATTAAGTTCTAAAAGAAATATAACTTTAACCGGAGCTGTTACTGGAGGTGTAGTAACTGATTTTTCAGGAGATATTACAATTAATACTTCCAAAAACCATACACATGATATTTCAGAGGTTACTGGTCTACGAGGTGAGTTGAACACCTTAGAAGCAACTAAAGCTCCCATTGAAAGTCCTATCTTCACAGGAACTCCAGAGGCTCCAACAGCTCCACAAGGAACTAATACTAATCAGTTAGCTACTACTGCATTTGTTATCAAGGAAATTGGAGAAAAAATAGAAGCTGCTGTAGCCTTGAAATTTAAAGGAACTCTCGGAACAACTGGAACTGTTAAGAGTCTTCCTGCTCAACATACAACAGGTGACGTCTATGTTGCCACTACTGGAGCTCCGAATGTATCAGGACTTAGACTTGAACCTGGTGATATAATAATTTGTATCAAAGATGGTTCAACTGCTAATGATTCTGATTGGACAGTTGTACAGACTAATATAGATGGAGCTGTAACAGGACCAGGAAGTGCAGTTTCTGGAAATCTAGTACTTTTTAATGGAACTACAGGAAAAGTTATATCAGATTCTGGTCTTTCATTAGCAGACCTAGCAAAAGTAACAACTACTATCTCTGCAGGTCCTGGTTTAACTGGAGGTGGATCTATTGGAGGAAATCAAGTAATATCACATGCTTCTCAACCAACTACAGGAACTAATGCAGGGGGTAATTCTGGAGCTTTTGTCACCAACATTAAGATCGATTCCTTTGGACATGTTGTAGAAGCCTTAAAAGGAGACTTAACTGGATCATATCTAGCACCCTCCGGAGAATATATTTCAGGAATTACACTCTCAGGGAATACACTATCAGGAAATTCTAAACCATTCCCTAATATTGAAATTGAAAATGGAGAAGTAGGTGGATCGGAAGAATTTGTTACTGGAATCTCTGTAAATACTGTTTTAAATAATCATAGAATTCAAGTTAATAAAGGAACAATCCCTGGAATAATAGTAACTGGAGATGGTGGTGAAGGAAATCCTAGAAAATATGTTTCAGGAATAGAATCAGATGGACATCATGGAATATCTTTTACTACTTCCGAAGAATCTGGAATGGTTAAGGTTTCAAAAGATGGTTCAGCTGATTATTTAGGAAATAAAGTTCTCTCTGGAGTTAGTTCTGGAAATACTTATGCAACTACTGTAACTCAAGATACTGATGCTTTGAGATTAACTACTACTATTTCAGAGATAGATGGTGGAGATGATCAAGGAAGCCAAGGAAAACGTCAAGTAATTAGAGTAAAAAGATATACTACAGGTGGAATTCTTCCTAGTGGATTAGCTTCAGGGGAAATAGCAATAAACTTGGTTGATAATTACCTCTATGTCGGAAATGAAAAAGGTGGAGTTCAAAGAGTCTATCCGAATGCTACACCACAAGTAGATGGTCTTTTATCAGCCGAAGATAAATCACGCCTCGAAAAAGCTATATCTGATATTGCTGATCATGCTTCAAGTCTGGGAACAATAAATACTGAGCTTGATGTTCTTGAGGAGGATTTGAAAGACACGAAGGAAAAATTAACTGAAAAAATTTCTCAAGAATCCGAGGCGAGAAAAACGGCTGATCAAGAATTTAAGGAAAACTTGAATACCGAAACTCAAGAAAGAACTACCGAAGATATTGCTATAAGAGAATATATAGACTCTACAAAATCAGAGTTAAATGAAAAGATAGATAAACTTATTGGTTCGGGAGGAGAAACTGAAGGAGGATTAGCTGCAGAAGTAGAAGCTAGAATACAAGGAGATAAATATAATTTCGATCTCTTAAAGTTTGCAATTCAGAGAGTAAATTCATCTGCTGGTTTTGAAGATCCTGATCCCGATGATGACAGTATTTATAGTAATTTCCCAGATCTTTCAGATACACATTACCTAAGAGGGCAGAGCAATTTAGTAGGATGTCTTAAGGTTCTTGACCAGAAAATTTATGAACTAGAACAAGCATTAACCATTAAAACACTCTAATATATGGCATTAACTAATTTTTATAAAGGACCTGAAGCTGAATATTCTAGAGAGAAACATATTAATGGTATCTATATGAGCACTGATTCTAGAAAGCTTTGGATATTCGGACAACCAACACAAGAATTATCAGATATTATAGAAAAAGCTGATTACGATGCTCTTGAGTCTAAAGATCCGAATCTAATATATATTGTAAAATTATCAGAAGAATGAAAAAATTAATTCTAACCCTGATCACTACTCTATTAATTATTTCTTGTGGTACTACCCGAAAATTTAATACTACTTTTTATGAAGGCTTTTCGATAGAACCACAAAGAATAGTAGATAGTATAACTACAGCAAATTTACTTCCAGCGTCTATAGAATATCAAGAATGGCCTAAGTTGATGTACTTTACTAGTGATTCAGTTATAACTACACAGTATACGACTATAACCACTAAAGAAGATACGACTTATATATTCTCGATAACTGAATCCGCTGGAGATAGTATATACTTAATTAAATTTAGAAAAGAATAATAGTTATGGATTTTGTATCAGTATTTTCAACATTAGCTGCTTTAGTGGCTGGTGTTCCTGTTGTTACGCAGGCAATTAAGAAACTTATAGGTAAAGAACTTCCAGGGTGGGCTAATCAATTAATTTCTTGGATAGTTGCCATTGGATTATGTATGTTCGGTTGGTTTTTCGATCTTGGATGTCTTGCTGAAGCTTCTTGGTGGCAATCTCTCATAGTAGGCGCTGGTGTTGGATTAGCTAGTAACGGTGTATTTGATATCGCTCTAGTTCAGGGAATACTTGAACTTATATTCGGAAAAATAAAAAAGTAATTATGAGATCTTACGGTTATATTAAAACAGAAAACCTAGAAAGTTACTCAGAATATAAACCACAACCTATCACACTTCCGGCCGAATATAAACTCAAAGATATCGGCAAAGTGTGGGATCAAGGTAGTGTCGGAAGCTGTGTTAGTCATTCAATAGCAGAAATGTATAATTTTTATCAGCTAAGTCATGGAAAAACTCTAGAGAAAAAGCCTGATTGGTTATACTATCTTAGAGCTGATAAAACAATAGATGGAATGATGCCTGCCGAAGGTTTTGAGTTAATGAAAACGGCCGGAGAAATAAAAATCTTCTCAAGAATATCAACTATTGAAGGAATTAAACATGCAGTGATAACAAATGGACCTGCACTTATAGCTGTTATTGTAAGAGACGGAGAACGTGATGATTTCTGGAATGGTTCTGAAAACTTAGGAGGACATGCGATAAGTATTGTTGGTTTCTCTAGAGATGGATTTATGATAAAAAATTCTTGGGGTTATGGATATGCAGAGTCCGGTTTTTCTGAGATGAGCTATGAAGATGCTGGAAAAGTAATTCGAGAAGCTTGGACTATAATAGAATAAAAAAAGAGACTAGTAAAGGGTTTAATTTTCCCAATACTAGTCTTTTATTTTCTTTATATTCTCTCTATAAATACTTCATAATCATCCTTACAATACCAACTTGGACATGTATGAGGATTTCCATGTCTATTTCTTTTTCCTCGGTCTATATAACTTTTCCATCTATATATTGTATCAGATTTCTTAAGAGCTTTCCACCAAACATCAAGTGTCGTTTTTATCCATGAACCTTTCTCAGCTATTATGTCTGATGGATTAACTAAAGGTTTATTATTATCATAGTCTCTCAAGTGATGCCAAATATAAGGTCCAGTATATACAAATCTCTTCGGCCTTGGAGAATATACGGCGATGAATTTTTGGTCGTCAGAATAATCATCATCTCCTGTGTAACAAAAATCTACTTGAATCTCTTTTATCCCGACCCTCCTTAGTATCGCCGTTTTTTCATCAGGCCGTAAATTATAATACTCATCTCTTATTATCTTTTTCCCAGTCAAATCTCTAAGATAAAAGAATCTACCATTACCTTCTTTCCCAGGGATCATATCTTTAGGAGACTTACCTAATAGAAAAGTTTCAATATAACCTTTGGGAAATGCATAAAATCCCTTCCTAACTGGAGCTGTATGAAATCCTCGAGAAGGTGAATCCCCAGGAAGTGATCCTTCTTTATGATCCTGTGGAGATAAAGTACCCCATCTAAAAAATTCATAACTATTCCTCTTTTTCATAAACTCTATTTTTAAAAGTTACAGCCGAAAATCTCTTCTTTACTACTTTTAAGACTTTTTTCTCCAAAGATCGATACTCATTAGAAGAATAATTACGCCCTAGTTCAATATATTCCCAAGGCTCGTCGTAAATAAATTCCCAATCAGATGTGCACTTAATTAATTCAGCTGTCCATGGATCTGAATGTCTCCACCTAAGATAAATACAATAACCTTGAGATGAAATCGGATCAAGAAAATAATAATAACATTGACTTGGACACCATATTAAATCCTCTATCCAATAACCTAATAATTGTTCGTTCATATATAATATACTGTTTTTCATTAACATATATAAGGAAATAAACGTTCCTTTAAATCAAGAGAGAAAAAAAGAAGATGTATATGTATTTTTAGTAAGTCCTCCTTCTATAACTTTTAATGCTAACGGTGGAGAGAGAACTTTATCAATAACTTCAACAAAAAATGATTCTGTTATAGGATATTCATATTCTTGGAAAGCTATGTTAAGTCAATTTACTTTCTCTAATGGAACTATATCTGCTTCATCTGCAGGTACTCTAGGAAGAAATGATACATTAACATTAACTCAAAATGAATCTGGAAAGACTGCAACTATAAATGTATCTCAATCCGGTTCTGGAGGGGGAGGAGAAATATTAGATGATTGCACAATAACTGTTAAATATATATCAACGGGAGCTAGTGCTAACGCTATTCATGTAAATGCAGACAAAACACCTACTTCAGATCTTACTATAAATATTACTGCATCTTATACTAAACCTGATAATTCAAAAACTTATTCAGGTAAATTAATATCATATATTTCTAAAGGATCTACATCAGGATCTAATATTTACTTTAGTGATCTTATAGATGATGTCTATAATTGGGATGGAAATGGTACTTGTAGAGTCAACTTCGTAACAGTATCTCCAACTAAAGATAATACTTATAATTACAATACAAAAGTTACTGAAATTTAAATATAAAATCTTCCACTAATATTAATATCATTTATATAAAATGTAAAATCAAAATCACCTGTATCAGTATTACTTAAATATATTCTTACAGAAGAAGAGTAATATATAATTCTATCTCCTAAACCTGTTGTATTGTATATAAAAGTTGAACTGTTAATTTCTATATCTTCAGGGAGATTGTAAAATGAAATATCAATATAGTCTTCTGGATTAAAAAGATTATCATAATTTATACCCGCACAATAAGCATCTATGTAAGCATTGTGAATTATATTACTATATTCTATGGGAGTATTAATGTTTAAATCTAATGGATTTCCATAATTAAATTTAACTGAAAATGTTTTACTTAAATCAATACCCTCAACAAGATACATTGATAATATAATATCAATTCCTTGAATATTATCCTGACTTAAAGGAACATATAAAAAGAGATAGGATTTATTTCCTATCTCTTTATTTTTATTCTAACTCAGCTTCTTTAATCTCATTACTTGCTTTCTTCAAAATTTTAATTGCTTTATCTACAGAATTATTGACCGAATAGTATAGAGAATTTTTGTTATGGTAGATAACATCACCTACTTCAGATATCAGGAAACTAATTAATTCCCCATAGACTTCAAGATTTTCTTGTCTCTCCGAATCTATTGAACTATCTCCTATAGGTTTAATTGGCCCTACTAGCCTTTTTATAACCTCTTTAACCATTTCTAGATCTTTTTCTTTAACTGTCTTCATAATTTTACTGTCATTATTGGTGTTAAATCAAAACTACTGGGAGTTATAATCACTTTATCTTTCTTGAGGATTATGTTTTTAGAATAATAACCCTCAGGAACTAAACTAGCACCTAATATATTCCCATGAGCTCTCACAAACGGAATAAATTTAGCCCCAAAAGATATATTTCCTATACTCTCTCCGGCCAATCTTTTCTTAAGGAGTTCTGTTTCTAAGTATTCATAAACTTCCATAGACATCTCCTCCTTAGAACGGCCGGATTTTGCTAATGGAAGTAGAGTATAATAATAAATCTTATCTCCATACTTATCTCTAAACCTTAAAAACTCATCAACACTTTCTTTATTAGAGATAATATGATGGGTGACTACATAAACATCTCTAGGGATTAAGTTTTCTATGGCCCTTAATGCTACTTCTCTAATACTTTTGTTTCCAAGAGATACTGCAACGGCCGAACAATATTTTTCGGTTGCTTCTAAGAGATTATCACGTTCCTTAATCTTCTCTTGATCACTTCCACAGTATCCTAAGATTAATCCATTTGTTGTATAATTAGGAATAACTTTTGTTCCTCTAACAGTCTTAAGAAATTCTATAAACTCTGGATGTATAGTAGGTTCTCCAGTTGACCCTATCGCTATTAATACTGGAGCATTTGTTGCAATCACTCCTGCTATATTCCTTCTATACCAAGTCTTAGAAAATTCCCTCCAAGCCTCACATATTCCAAGATAATTTTCTCCACCTTTTTCCGCCGAAACATAACAAAATTCACACATAGCATTACACTTTGTATTTATTCCAACATCATAAAATTCACATTGATTCGGCGGTAATTCAAGTAGAGTTGGATCTTCTCCTTTAGGACAGAATCTTACAGTTTTATTATCCTCCCATACTGCACGATAATGATATTCTGGAAGACACCTATAAACTCTCCCTATATCCCCAGTTTCTCTTGCCATAATATGTATCTTTTATTTTTTCAGTTATATCTTCAATAGGGATAATACTTCTAGACGCATATTCTCCGTCTTCAGAAACATAATACCTTGAATCCTTTGGTATAACGCATTTAAGATATCTTGCTGATGGATTACTATTTAATATACTAAGAAGAGGTAGATCATTTCTAATACTTCCTGTTTTAAAGAATCTCTCAGAAGGATACCTAACACTATGAATAAATCCAGCACCAACTAATTTATTGAAAACCGGGGATATCAAGTTAAAAAGACAAAATTCATAAATTCTTGCTTTTTCTCTTTTCCCTAATTTATATATGTGATCCTGATTTACCTTAATACTACGATTGTTATGATTTATATAGTAAGGAATAAAGTTATCACCCTCCTTCTTCCTTACTAATTTAATAACAACAATAGGTTCTTTCGCTATTTTCGGAAATCTATGACATGCTTCTAAACACATAACTCTTTTATCTTATTTACTAATTCTTCTTTACTATAATACCCAGAAATCGAATTAAGTTTTGATGGATCGAATCTTCTGTCGATAGTACTTACTAAATATTCTTCTTTAGAAAATTTTGATATAATAGCTTCATAATATCTTCCAAGTCTAATCCAAATATCAAAACACTCACAATAATGATCTATCCCCACGACACAAAGATCAGAGGAGATCTTTACTAAGCCCTCTACTAATTTTTTCGAGGGCTTAATTGTTTGATCTGGGTAATTTTCGATCTCTTTGTCTATCTTAATAAGTATATTTTCAACTAACATATCTTCTATCTTGAGATTGTAACTCTTGTCTAACCCGATCCAGACACTTTCCAAGAAGATTTAAACCCCATTTTGAAGTATCCAAGAGATTAGGGTCATCTTCAGACATTCCTATTCCCCATATACGATCCCTCGGACTTGCCTCTACAAAGGATTTATCAAAATATTTAAGCCTAAGTAATTCATATCTAGCTTCTTCGGATTGGGAGAATTTAAGACGAAGAACATCCATCATAGCATTCTCTCTTTCTTTTTCCCAATCTTCTTCAATAAAACCTGAAACCTGTCTACCAAGTTTCTTCGCATCTCTTGGGAGAGGGGTTTCAATAATCTTTCCTGCAATCTCTATATCATTAAAGAATAATGCCTTTCTTAACATGAAATAATGCTCAGAGGTAGGTAGTATCGTCTCCTTCTCTTGCCCTAATTCATCAATCATTATAAAATCTTCTAGAACTATAGGAGTCTCACTAAAATTTGAAAATGGATGATCACCCCAGAAAAATACATAATTGTCTGTTACTTTCATAATCTTTTCTCTTAAGTAATTTATTAATTTTCATTTTAATATTCATGAATAAGGTTTTAGAAGGATAAAATATATAATAAGATTAATATTTTATATGTTCGTTTATATCAAGATGGTAAGAAAGAAGATTATGGATATTTAAGATTTCAAATAAGAAGCGTTACCTCTCCTTCAAGATATGATATAGATATTTATAATAATAATGTTAGAGTAACTTCTATGAGTGGTGTATTTGTGGGACAGCAAAGTAGTAATAATCCAGTTAAACCTGGAGGATATTCTTTATCAGGTTATCTTTACAATGAACCTTATAGACCTATATCATTTGTTCCATCTACAGGAACTATAAATAAAGATCAAATTATTACTATATATATTGATGTGCCTTATTAATTATTTCTGATAAGCTGTAAAAGTTATTGTTACAGGAGCTCTATTTCTATCTTGTGGAGTTATTATTAATTTAGCATTTCTTACTGTAGAATTTATTCTCCACATTATGGAAATAAAACCAATACTATCATTTATATATAAATTATAATTTTCATTTTCCCAGCTAGTACTAAAAGAAACTTCGAAAAGTCTTTTATCAAATACTCTAACTAATTGAATAGGAAATTCGCTAGTATTATTCAATGAATTAAATTCATATATAAGATCTGTTGGTTCATTAATAACATAATCAGTTGCAGATGATGTTACAGTCTCTACTCTCCCTGTAATACCTCCATGAACACTATCAAAATATGTAATATTTATATCACCTAGTCCTAAAGTCCAAGAAGTATAATTACCACTCTGACTTAAACGAACGTTTAAACTGGAGGAATCTGATTGATAACTTGACAAAGAACATTTATTAGGTTG